GGAGATACAGAGATCCACCGGCCAGAACAGGGAGCGAAATCGTGACATTCAACCTATCGAAAGACGCCGTCTTGATCCGGCTAACCGTCGGGTGCTGGAACGGAATCCGGGCAGCGCGGGAGGTGTCCGAAGAGATGGCCCGGCGGCACGGGGAGGGGACGGTCAAGGCAAGCGTGCAACTGCTCCGGGATGCGGACCGGAAGCCGCTGCAAAAGACCGCCGCCGCTATCCGCTCCTTCTTCTACTCTCGCTCCCTGCCGTTCGAGGACGGGGGATGGCGAATCATCCGCGTTGACCGGATAGTGGTCACCGTAAGAGACATCTGGTCTATGATACGGGAATATGACATTCAAGTCGCCGATTGGACGGAACGGTATCGCGAAACAAAAAAAGCGTGCCGTGAGAAACTATGTGACCTCTTCGATTTTGTCCGCTTCCCCAGCAAGGAAGAATTGCTCTCCCTCTACCACGCATCCTATCAGATCCGGCCTATCGCCACAGCGGATATGTTCGATCTCCCTGGAGTGCCAGAATGGAGCGTGGGAACGATGCGAAATTCTCTCCGGTTGCACCAGTCCCACCAAATCCAAGCCGCGCAAGCCGACATTATCGCCCGGCTCCGTGCGGCAGTTGAGAACATGGCCACGCGCCTCGGGAAAGACGGCGGGCTGTTCCGTGATAGCCTGATTTCGAATATCAAGGAACTCTGCGACACGCTCCCGGATTTGAACCTCACGCGGGACGCCCATCTTGACATGATGATTAGCGCAACGAAAAAGACGCTCTGCGACTACAATCCGGAACAGCTCCGGGTTGACGGTGAGACGAGAAAAGAAGCGGCAAGGATGGCAACGCGGATAGTCGAACTACTGGACAAATTCAACGGAAAGGAAAGTCATGGTAGCGAAAACACGGGCTGAGATGAGGGTGCAGAGGATGGAAGATCGGGTAGAGAAAACTGAGGAGATCATCACAAAAAACCTTCAAGCTGGAACCGTCCGGGAAATGATCGGCGAACAGGCAGGACAGGCAGGCGCGGCAATGAACCTGCTGAAGATGATTCTCGACGAAATGCTTACCCTCGTGAGCGATGAACTCAATAGCCTGCAAGATGAAGTCCGCCTCGCCCGCGCCGCGCTAAAGGAGGACCAGCGGCGGAGGAAGAAGGAAGCGATTCCGAAAGAGACGGCGCCGACGGAAACGGTGACGGGGGAAATGGATGAGGGGGTTCACAGTAGCACAACGGAAGGAGCCAACTATGTTCCTGAAGCCTGAAGACGCGAAAACGAAGTGGTGCCCGATGGCGATAACGGCAAGCGTGCATAGAAATAGCCGTTCCATTAACCGCACGTTTGATATCGGATCACCACGCCCTGACTGCCTCTGCCTCGCCGACGACTGTATGGCGTGGCGCAGGCGTCCCGACCGCCCGGACCACGGCTATTGCGGCTTGGCTCCGCTGGTTCTCAAGGTGAAAGGAAACTGACATGAAAGTGGTCGAATACTACCAGATGAAGTTAGACGAAGCGAAAACCCGCGCATTCTGGAACGGCGTCATGGTCGGCGCGGTGGCGGGCGGGCTTTTCGTCTACCTGCTCCTGTGCGGCATCGAGACGAGGATACTACCGTTTTAAAGGAGGAATCATGAGCATCACGAAAGAGGAAAGACAGAGCTATCTCGATCTGAACGGCACGGCGTGCTACGCCTGCGGGTCGATGGATATCAAAGAAGGCGGCACGCGGGTTGTCCGGCGCGTTGGCACTGTGACGGTCAATCGAACGTGTGACGGGTGCTTCCGCGAATGGGTCGAGTCGTACAAGCTCACGGATATCGAGGCTCCGCCGACGACTGCGGAGAAGATCGCCGCCCGGCTTGGCAACGACGGGGGGAATTTCGCTACGCAAGGGGGGACAAGCCTGGTCGAACTGGTCAGGCGATTCGACGCGAAGTTGATCTTCTCCCGGCGCAATCAGACGGAGGGCGGTAACGCGGTCTATGTCGAGGGGATTATATCTGATCACCTCGCCGGAGATCCTGTCCGGTATCACTTCTCCGACGGTTCCGCGATTATAACGAAGGGTAGCCGCTGGGACATCGCGACCGGCGGGCTGTTCGAAACGGCGAAGTCATGACGAAAACCAAAGCCCGGATAACCATCCTGAAAAGCGAGGCGGGGTACTGGTTCGCTCATCTGGTCCGGCTTGACTCGCTCGACCGGATACACTCGGAATGTGACTTCGCGTGGAACAAGGAAATCGTCACGACGCGGCGGGTCATCGTGTCCCGAATCGCCATGCTCGAAATGTTCGGCATCGAAATCGCGCCGATGGACTGGTGTTACAAGGAAAAGTGAAAGGGGCAGAAATGGCCGATAAGGTTACAATTGCTTTTGTCATTAACGGGCACAGCCAATACCACGACGACGTATGGCGGTGGCTTAATGATAAGATCAAAGAAACGCACTGGGTAACTGGCTCTTACGATTATATCGAGGTTACCGGATTGTTCGCTCTCGCAGGATGTGAAATTGCAGGGTGCTACGGCGTTGATGACGGAGAGGGTGAGGAGAAACGACATGAAGACCCTTCCTTGCGAATCTCCTGGCACCTATCAATCAAAGAGCTTATCGAGAGACTGAACGAAATCATCACCTATTAACAGGATATTCAAGAGAGGAAAGAACATGAAAATCGTTGATTTCAAAGCGATCAATATCAAGCGCCTGACAGATGTGGCGTTCAAGCCGGAAGGGAACCTGATCATCGTCGGAGGGAAGAACAAACAAGGCAAATCGAGCACGCTTGACTGTGTGAAATTCGCCCTCGGCGGGAAGCGGAATCGGTGCGATACGCCGGTTCACGAAGGGGCAGAGAAAGGGGAAATATTCCTCGACCTCGAAGAGCTGACCGTCAACCTCGAACTGTACCCGGACGGCAAGGAGAAACTTGTCGTCAAGGGCAAGGACGGCGGGAAGCACAATCAGACGACGCTGAAAGGGCTGGTCGGTCCGTTGTCCTTCGACCCGCTGGAGTTCTTCCGGATGGACCGGCACGAACAGCTCGAGACGTTTAAGGCTGTCGTCGGGCTCGACTTCACGGATCTCGACAGGAAACGGCAGGTGACCTACGACGCCCGGACGGATAGCAACCGGAGCGCGAAAGAGGCGCGCGTCAAACACGATGAGCGCCCGTATGATCCCGACGCGACGACGGAAGAGGTCTCGGTTGTCGCACTGTCGAAGGAACTGGAAGAGAAGCGGAAAAAGAACCATCGAATATCGAGTGTCGGCAATACTCTGACTCTCGCTCAAAATCGGATGTCGGAAATCGACGATGAAATCGCTGAGTTGCAGGCGGAACGACTGAAGGAAGAGGCAAAAGCAGAACAGGCCGAAACTTTCCTCAATGGCAACCAGCCTCACGACGTAACCACGCTCCTCGACTCCATCGCCAACGCGGAAGAAGCGAACGCCGAAGCGCGGACGAATGTCGCCGCGATGACGTTCCTGAAAACGGCGGAAGATTTCGAAGCCGCAGCGGACGCGCAGACCGTTGCCATCAAGGAAATCGACACCGAGAAGGCCGAGGCCATGGCCGCCGCTGATGCCCCCGTGCCGGGCCTCTCTTTCGATTCGGAGCAGGTGCTTTTCAACGGGCTCCCGCTCGACCAGGCAAGCGGCGCGGAGGAAATCGAGATCGGCGTGGCGATGGGATTCGCCATGAATCCGAAGCTCAAGATTCTCCTTGTCCGCGACGGCAGCTTGATTGATGATGAAAATCTGATCCTGCTGGCGAACCTCGCAGAAGAGAAAGGCGGACAGGTTTGGCTCGAACGCGTAGGCAAGGGCGACGAATGCCAGATCATCATCGAGGACGGGATGATCGAGGAACGGGAGTAGTTTTCTTTCAAACAAATAAGGAGATGAACAATGGCTGAAGGAATGGTAAATCTCGAAATCAACGACGATCTCGTCAAGCCGATCCTTGAAAAAAAGATTTCCGCCGCAATCACGGCAAGCCTCGGTGACCCTGAACTCGTTATCGGGAAGCTGGTGGAGTTGGCTTTGAAACAGAAGGTCAACGAGGAAGGGGAGATCGGCAGTGATAAATACTACAACAAGTACGACTTCATCGAGGCTTTGACAGGCAAGGCAATCAGAAAGGCCACGCAGGCGGCACTCGAAGAGTGGCTCACCACGAATACCGAGAAAGTGAAAGCCGCCGTCATGAAGGAACTCAAGAAGCCGACGCGGCAAAGGTCAATCGCTACAGCTTTCGCGGATACTGTTGAGAAGTCCCTGAAGTGTAGCTGGCTGATGAAGTGCAATATCGATTTCCAGAGAGACGAGGATGAATAAGCCCACGGGGCGCGGTGAGGCTCACGCCTCAATCCCAACCACGCGACGATCCAATACCCTCGCCGCGCCCTCTTTTTTACGGTCTCTGAAAACAGGAGAAAGACAATGAAGAAACTCACAGTCACTATCCTCGCGGCATTCGTGCTCTTCGCCTTCACGGCGGGAGCGTCCGACACCGTTACCAGATCGTTCCACAAGGCGAGCAAGGCAGGGACCGAAACGCTGATAGTCCGGTACAAGGAGAAAACCACGTCCGGGAAGTGGGTGAACAAAACGATGACCGTCACTTGCCCTGTCGCGAAGGACACCGAGAAAGACGACAAGGCCACCGCCATAAAGTCGGAAATCAAGAAGGCCATTCGGAAAATGGCGAAGCGGCCTTTCGGTGCGACCGGAACCGGCAACTCGGTCACCCTCACGGCAACGGACGGATTCACGCTCACCAAGATAACCAGCACGAATAACACGGGGCAAGTTGGCAACGAGTCAACCGTATCGCTTCCCGACGACGGGCGCATGCTGGTAGCGTTTGAGTTGGACGGCTACGCATCCGGGTACACCGCAGACGGCGCTCCGTCCGTGGCTCATATCGGAATCGCGGGCGGCCCCGAGGCGATGGTCTTCTGCAACGGACTCAACCCGATTGATATCCTCACGGCGCTGAAATTCAAGCTCATCGCTCAGGGTGTCCCGGCGCGGATTATCGGAGACAAGGCGCTCTATTTCGAGACGCCCGGCCCGTGCATCATCCGCCACGGCTGCAACGATTCCGCGATGAATAGCGCGACTTCCTGCCTTGATCTGAGGCACTACAAAGAGCCGATCGATATCCGGGATGCGCTCGAAATCAACGATTGACAAGTCACTCGGGACGGTGCGGCTCATATCAAAAAGCCCGCCTTAATCCTATTCTGACGAGTCCAACAACGAACCTGCACCGTTCCGAGTTCTTCACCTGCCTAAGTAGCCTACCTAACCGGCCCGTCACGCCGCCCAGACAGGACAAGTCGATATCTACATCGAATGAGAGGAAAAACGCCGTGGCGGGCAAATAAGGCAGGAAGGGCTCAGGACGGCGCAGCCTCAGGCCATCGGACCCGAGGAGGAAAGGATAGGCCGCGCCGCCCCTCGCCATTATGTTTTGCAGTACTCGATCCGGACTTCTCCGGTAAAGCTTGATGCGTTGAAATTCGTGACGATGGTTATATTCGTCGCGTCGATCTTCAGGGCCATCCGCGCCGTTCCGCCCGCGTTGGCATATGGGAGAGGATAGACATTCGTCCCGCCGTCCTCCGCCCACCCCTCGAACAGGATCCGTTTCGCGAGGTCGATCCCGGTAACCCCGTGCGCCGTCGTGGCCGATGTCGAGTTCGGCAGGGCTCCGAGATCGATGGTCTTGCTGTAAATCTTGCTGGCGTTGCGGTCGTATCGCCCGGTCCAGGTCTCGGTCGTGGAGTGCGGCGTCTGCATCGGATGCCAAGCTCCTGCACTGTAACCAAGCCAAATCTTTTCATCGGTGACGAGGATTTGCATCCCGTTCGTCGGCATGACGAAATACCAGCCGTCGTTGTAGTAGGCGATCTCGTCTTCATGGCTCGCCCAGTCTCCCGTTGCCGTCGCTTTCGGAATATAGGCGTCCCCCGCTGCCGGAGAACCTGGAGGCGCCGTCAAGTCCCGATCGACAATCGGACCGTGCGCGGCGATCTGTTCTAATCGCTCCCATCCGAGGTTGACCGTTGCTTCCGCCGTTGCCTGTCGCTCCGTAAGTTTCCCGATTTCGATTTTAGGTGTAACAGCCATTATACCGTCGCGTCCTTTCCTTTGCTCCGCCGCCCGGTGGCGATGGAAACTTGGTACATCGTGATATAGAGATCATCCCCCGGCGTGTAGCCGTCCGTTGATTGATCCGTCGCCGAATAGTGATAGGACGGCTGTGTCTGCCCGTCGAGGACGATTTCGATTGTCCGCATCAGGGTCGTGTGACTCACATCGTCCCAAACGTCGACCTCGTACTTTTCGTGCGGCTCAAGCTCAGGCACATCGGACGTGCCGAAAATCGTGGTGATCGCCCGGCTCCGGCGCGTGTAAGTGAACGTGACATGGTTCGACCCGTCCCGGTCCGCCGCAATCTCGCACGGGGACCACGGGCGGTTAGAGTTGAGAGCGAGAGTTTTCGACGTTCCCGTGATGTCGTCCTCATCCCACCCGTAGCCGACCGCCTTATAATACCGCGTTTGTTCAAAAGCCCGGTCATTCAGCTTGTGAAAAACGAGCCCGCCGTCATTCAGGAAAACGAACTGCTCGCTTGCCGCGTGTCCGTCGATTTCATCGTCTGTCGAGTTGAGCCCGCGCAAGAGATCCGATAACTCGTATTTGTACCCGCCTTGGATAGTCGGAAAAGTCGTGACGAGCGTCGCCGTCTTGAATCCGATCAGCTCCCCGCCGATCATGCACCGGTTCGCGCCGTCTAAAACCTTCGCCTCTGTTGATGTCTCAAGCGTGCCGTCATAGACCATCACGGTAACGGTATTCGTCAAGTCCCATCCTGGTCCGCTGGAGGCCGCAAGCGTATCAAGGCAGATTCCCGCCGTGGCCGGACGTTCGAGAACAATGATCTCTTCGTAGGTCGTGCCGCCGTCCCTCGATTCGAGGATCGATCCGCCGCTGAATGCCGCGCCGTTCGATATCAATGAGGCACCGAGATAGATGCCTGTTTCGTCCACGTCGTCATCGGCAAGCGCTGCGATATCGAGCATGATTAAATCAAGATACGACGGCCCGGTAAAGCCTGCGTTCACTGGCGAATTAGATTCCTCCTCGTCCGCCCATTCCCACTCAACCGAGGACTCCGGATCTGGCACGCCGGTATAGAGCAGGAGCCCGTTTTCCCCGCGTTCCTTTTTCGTGACAAGCAGCCGATAGTCAACCTCATAGTCGGACGAATCACGGACACGGAAGGGGACCGTAAACGGCGTGATATCCCCCTCCTCAAGCGCCATCTCAGAAGGTGGGAGCTGGAACGATACATCCGCACGATGAGCGAGTTCCGCCCACCCCATCCGGTTAGATATCGCTCGCGCTTGTGCGGAACTCATAGAAAGCTGTGAATCGAACCTCTCCCGCCGCTGATCCGTCCCAGCCGTCATCAACGCGACTTCCGACCCGCCTTGCAGATCTTTGTGGATATCGATATAGCTAAACTCGAATTCTGTCGGGAGCTTCCTTTCAGCACGTTCGACAACCGTCACTTGTGATCCAGCTGCGCCGCTGATTCCCGCCCCAAGGTGGTCCGGATTAATCTCGACTTCCGTCAAGTTTTCACGAGAAACAAAAACAACGATGCCCTCTGTGTATTGTGTGATTATGTCATAAGTCGCGCAGATCGATTGCAGGGCGCGGGCAGGCTCGAACGGGCCATGTAAAACCATGCCGTAAAAGTCGCCAGTCGCCACGCCGGTAACGTCAAACTGGTCTGCCGTGAGTTTTCCTTTCAGGCAGAGAATTTCAATCGCCTCCGCGACGGTCAACTCTTCATCGGCCTGGTACATGAATGTGAATTGAGGAACTCGGTTTCCGTAGTCGGTAAGAACAAGTTGCTTTATGTAGACATAGGCTGTTTTGTTGTACCCAGGGTTGAGCCCGGCTCCTGCATACGTCGTTAGGTCGGAATTCGGTGTCTGAGGATCTTCGCCCGTGTAGACCGTTATCGATTCTGCCGAGCTTGACTGAAACTTGTCAATCGTCTGGCTCATAACGATAGTGCGAGTTGTGAGGTCTTCCTGTACGCAAGGGCTCGTATTCGTATAATTCAGAATCACATAGCCCGCAAATACCGCGACGCTATCCAGCGGGAATGTCCCGTCATTTGAAGCATTCGCGCAACCGGAAATAGTAAAGTCATCCCCAGCGATAAAATCGGCGGCTTCCGGCAAGGCGTTATAATAAAACATCAATTGCGTTCTGCCGGAAGTAGGTCCGCCGCCTGTTCCATAAGCAACACTCCCCCATATACCAACGGGCTTTGTAACGCTTACGTCCCAGTCATCAGCATAGAGCCTCTTTCCGTCTGCAAGGATAGCGTTGAGCTTGAATATCTCTCTGCCGTAGTTAAAACCAACGGCGATATCTACGAGGTAACGATAATTGATAACCGCTCCCGGCCTCGACCCGCCGCCGCCTTTCCCGCCTGTCGTCGTCGCAGCGGCCAACCCCTCTTCATAAAGCTGACTGAGAAAAATAACGGTCCCCGTCGAGCGACACTTCGGGCCGATTCCAAAGTTTAGCGGGGAGCCCTCGTTCGCGCTTTGGTACTCGAAATCAGTCAGGCGGTTTCCTTTGATGTCGTCCCCGTCTTTGACCGGGAAAAGGTGAGGGTAGACCCATCGCTGATCAATATAGGCACCGATAGCGGCACCAACCGCAGCGCCGACCGTTGCATTGGCTCCAGAAAGACCAATACTCGCAGCTAAGGAAAGGGCAATAGTCGCCATTCAATCCCCCTTAAATCGCCATGCACTATGGAGCCTGTGCGCCCACATTCGGTCTAAACTCGATTCCACAACATGATTCAACGCCGCCCGTTTTCCTGCTCCGGCGTAGGTATGAATCATTCCGACATCCGTTTTGATTGCAAGATGTTGAGGCTTCGACGGCTTTTGAATCCAGAACACCAGCACGTCTCCGATCCTTGCGGACGCCCTCGGAATCCGGCGGAGATTCTTTTTCAAGTGCTCGATAAATACAACCGGATCGGGCCGCCTTGTGTATCCAGCATGGTCCTCGATAGGGATCGACACGTCCCGCGCCGTCAAAACAAGCAAGCCGATACAGTCCATCCCCGCGCCCGGAGCCCGGCCTTGATGCACGAACGGCGTGCCGAGGTATTTCCGTGCCGCTTGAACTATGAGGCTACCGTCCACATCTATCCTTTCGACTGAGGCGTCTTAATCATCTTGTCGGTTCCGGGCATGTGTGGATACCCGCCGTGGTATGCCCCCATCAAATGGTCTTCACAATCAAGGCAAGTTGTCCCGGCGTCGATGTTTTGCATCTGTCGGCAACATCCAACCTTCGCAGTAAACAGGTCGCCGACCTCGACATCATACGGAAACGGGAGGATCGCTTCGAACCAGAACGTAGCGGGCGGCTCTGTTGCACCGTAGTATTTGATAATCCGGTGAAGCCCGGAATTGTTTCCCGAAGTGAAAGTCACGATGCCATAGGCAAACCAGTTTCCGCTACCGGGCAAGTCGACATAATGGCCCAGGAATCCGCCTTTCGGATACGTCGGACTGACACTAACCACGTCGACGTTTGTCCACTCTGTTTGGGAACCCGGATTGACGGTGGCGAAATCGCATCCGCTGTCATCGTCGTAGATATTCGGGCAAGTCCTGGTTGCATTCCGGCCTACGCGCTCTTGCAGTTTTCCAAATAGGCCGACAACTTCCGTCTGCCAGACTTCGCCGTCATATGTGGTATTGTGAACTTCGTAGACGGTACTATCGAAATGCCCGAGGAACGGGTACATGTAGTCAACGACCCATTCCTCTATGATTGCTCCGCGATACCTTCCGGCCACGAGATCCTCGGTCGTGATTGCATCCGATGTGATCATTCCCGCAAACTCGGTATCGGTCTCCTTTAGTCCGGTTTCTTTATTCTGCGCCACGTCGTTAGCGCCACCGACAGGAGTGTAAAGCTCGCTATTGAAAGTGATCTCTTCCGACGCCGTCGTGAAGCGGAGCACCGTCGCATCAGTCCGGGTTATCTTCCAGCACTTGCAATGCCGGTGGACTTTGACTTTCAGAAGGCTTTGCATTGTTGCCGTGAGCGGGATCAATCTATCAGCCTCCGAGATACGTTGATTCTTTGTAGTACCATACGCCGTTCTGAGTTGAGTTGTCCTTCAGATACATCTCGACCGCGTCGCCCGCCGCAAGCGTACCTATAAGTGTCGTTCCGTCGTTGTATTTCACCTCATAGTCGTAGCTCCCGCTTGCGTTGACCAACACGAAAGTCGGTACGGAGATGTGGATATCCCTCGCGTCGGGGAGCGTGAGAGCCCGGCTTCCGGCGTCCGGTGTCCAGACTTGCATTCTGTAGTTGAGCGGGTGATACGCTTCCTTGTTCGAATCAAGGGCGTCCTCGACCGCGCTGCCGTAAAATTGTGCCGCTGTTATCATAGTGCGTACCAAGTTTGAGTAGATCCGCCGTCCGTCGAAAGGTAAACCGCAAGTTTCGCACCTGCGGCAAGATTAAACGCCGCCGTTGCATCGGAATACTTTACGGATATCAAATAGGCGCTCAGGTTGACGAGAACAAAGATCGGTCCGCCGGGCTGAATCGTGCTTTCGTCCGGTAGAGTCAGATCAATGACGTTAGCTGGGTCGAACGTGTGGATAACGCCCTCGCTCAGTGCGATTGAGAGGTTAGAATTCCCCGTGTGATCAACCGCACCACGGAACGGTAAATCGTCAACCGTCGTAAGTCCGTCCCGGATCTCCTCAAGCGGGATATCCGAGATGTCGCCCGCGTTGAAGTGCTCAAGGTTGATCGAAAGGAGTTCGTCGATCTCTTCCCCGAAGCGGACAGGCACGTCAAATTCGCAACCAGCTTCAACAATGATCGAAACGTTAGGCGGAGCATCGAGAGTAACTATTCCGGTCGCCGTATTTACACTCCAGCCCGACACAAGAGGCGTACCGTCAACTTGAAGTACCGTTGTCCCAGAAACAGGCTTGACGAGATTCCGCGTCCGGGAAATCGCGCCCGCCTCGTATTTCTTGACAAGCTGAAACTCCGTCTCTGTGCCGTCGCCGACGCCGATCTGTACATCATCTGTTGCCGGAGCGTCACGCCCGTTCGTCGCCGTCGTGTAGTCGAGGAAGTCTTTCCACCGGAAACCGTGCGCCGGACCCTGCATGGCAATATAGAAGTTGTAGACCTCATAGAGATCGTCCCAGTCCTTGACACCCCAGCGGGCATTGTATTTCCGCGCCGCCGTGTTGAACCGGGGGATCCGCTCTTCTATCCCCGCGTCCGTCTTGATGATCGAGGTCGAGAACCCCGGCCCGCCGCTTGAACCTCGGCTGATCTCTGTCGGGAATCGTGGCGTTTCGTAAAATGTCATCGTCTTGTCATGTCCATTATTTGATGTTTGATTTGTCGTTTTGAACGGCGGAACGAATCGGCGTCTTTTGTGTTGATCGATATCTGATAGGTCGTCGTGTTTCCGCCGCCCCCTCCGTCCGCTGTGATGCCGAGTTTTCCCCGATTCCGTTTGAGAGGGAAGAAGCCCAGCTCCGGCCCTGCTTCGCCCCAGAGGCCCCGCCGCCCGTCGCCCATACCAAACGTCGAAGGCCCGCTTGAGACCGTACCACCGCCCGCGAACGGCACCAGGTTACCGCTTCCGGAGAACACGTTGCCGGAGGCGCTGGCAATTGCAGGAGAAGCAGCACTCGCGATACTCGATGAATACATAGCTGCCAGCATCCGAGCCATGAGAGATTTCATCGCGTTCTCAATCGGAGTCGCTATCATGGTCTCGATCATCGTATTGTAGAGGCTTTGCAGGAAGGACTGAAACTTCTGCGTCCCTGTCGATTCCATATCGGTAAACAGGCGGTAAGTTGCGTCACCGAATGACCGCCCGACTCCCTCGGCAAGCCTCAGAGAAATAGCAGCCCCGTCGAAAGCGCTGGATAAACTATTCGCCGCATCCTGAAGATCGTCGAAACTTGTTCTCGCGCGCGGCAATCCACCGCCCAGATCTGCACCCTTCTCCGGATGCCTACTTATCCACGACTGCTCCGCAAGTCCCCCGGCGACGCCGCCCGCGATATCAACCGCCATGCCAGACAACCCGGCAAGCCGCGCCAATTTCTCCGCTTCCTTTCGAATCCTGGCGACATGTTCTTCCATGGCACTCAGTTTCGACATGTCCTTTTCTTCAACAAGGCCACCCATGAAGCTAAGGAAGTTCTCCGACGCCTGCCCCATCTTTTCGGCGAAGGAGTTCACAGGTCCGGTGGCGGCCTTTCCCATCGTCTCGGCAATCCGGTCGATCTTGGCCTGTATCAGGTCCGCGTCTTCAACGCTCTCCTTGAGGTCGGGGACGCTCCACTTGTCTTTCTTTGTCTTGATCGCCTGTCGGTATTCCTCGATCAGATCGTTGATAACCTTTTCAGGGACGCGCTCGACACTCAGGGCATCATAAAGAACCCGCTTCAACGACTCGACATTTCCCGGCGTGAGCGTCACGGCTTCGCCAAACCCACCGTCCGCGCCAGTTAACAAGAGCGACCCTGCCCCTTCCGGCGTTCTCTTTCTTTCCTCGATCCACCTTTCGATAGCGTTCCTTCCTTTGTCGAGAACGCCAAACAGCTCCTGCTCATCAAGGATCGAAGACCAAACCTGTTGACCGCTCCAGATTTCTTTGTCGCCGAACTTCAGCGCCATCGCGTCAACAGCGGCATCGAGGACCGGCTTGATTGCGCCTTTCACATCGGCTTCAGAGATACCGGAGATACCGAGGAACTGCTCGATATCCTCAAAGAGCACTTTGCCTTTCTGCGCTTCCCCGAAGATCGTTTCCGAAAGCTGGTCGAGGTTCGATAACTGCTGATTGAGTTTCCGAAGAGCCTTCTCCGCGTTCTGCGTTTTGACCGCGTGCTCGAACCCACGCGCCGCGTCGGAAAGCCCCTTCATCTGGTCGATAGTGTCGGCAACCTCGTCCTTGAACTGAACCATCCGTTGTTCTGCAAAGGTCATCGACCCGGCGAACTGGTACATAGCAATCCCTGCCGACGCGACGACACCGGCAACGATGAAAATGGGGTGAGCCTTGAGAACGACGCCGATATATTTGAGCGAATTCCCGAGGGCCTGAGCTGAAAGCGCAAGAGCACCGAATCCGACCGCCTTCATTGCTACCGCGAGAGCTTGCGCCCCGCCGCTCGCTTTTTCTTCTGCCGATGCCATGTCAAAAAGAATCCTTGTTGCGGCCGTCCCGGTGTCAACAAGAGACCGAAGCGACCCGGTTAATCCTCTGTCCCCCATCTTGAGATAGACTTCCTCGATAGTGGAGCGCAACGTCTTGAACGCCCCGGCAAGATTGTCCTCCATGATCTTCGCGGCTTCGCGGGCGGCTCCTGCGCTCCGCTCATTCGCTTCAGTGAGTTCATCGACCCGTTCCGCAGACCGCGCAAGGATCAGCGCCGCCGCCGCGTTCCTGCGCCCGAAGATGTCGAGAGCGTCCGCCGCCTCCATCCCGCCGTCACGGAGAGCACGGAAGATATCAACCAAGTCCCGAGACGCGGGATTGACATCGTCGAGAGCGACACCCATTCTTTTGAACGCCGCTTTCCCAGCGTCCGTAGGTCCGAGGAGTGCCGCGAAAACTCCGCGAAGGTTCGTTCCTGCCATCGTGGCCTGGATACCCGAATCGCCGAGCACGCCGACAGACGCCGCCGTTTCCTCGATCGATTTCCCGAGAGCGCCCGCAATCGGCCCGGCCATCTTCATGGCTTCGGCCAACTGCTGGATATTCGTATTCGATGCGTTCGATGTGGTGACGAGGATATCGCCGACGCGGCCCGTATCTTCGGCAATGAGGTTAAACTGCTTGACGATGTTCGACGCATAATCCGCCGCCTGCCCGAGACTGAGCATTCCGACCGTGGCAATATCGAGAGTCGATCCAACCGCCGCAAGCGATTCTTCCGCCGTGAACCCAGCGCGAGCCAGGAACACCAGCGCGTCCGTCGCTTCCGAAGCAGAATACCGCGTCGTCGCACCGAGTTCGCGCGCCTTGGATATCAGCGCGTCCATTTCCGCACCTGTCGACCCGGTGACAGAGCGGAGCGTGCTCATAGACTGCTCAAATTTAGCCGTCACGCGAATCATATCGCGCACGGCTGCCGCTGCCCCTAAGCCGACGAAAATCTGACTGACGACGCGCCCAGCGCCTTTCGCGGAGCGCTCCATCTTTCGCGTAGCCGCGTTGAACTCAGCCGCGCCGCGTTTCGCCCCTGCCGCGTTGATGTGTACCGGGAGAGTTGCCATTCTTTCCTGCCTTCTCTTTCTCTTCCTTCTCTTCCGCGACGTGCGCCCGATAGGCTAAGTCCATCGCCGTAACTAACTCGGCCACCTCCTGCCTTTCCTCCGGATCGGTGTAGCCGAACAGGTCGAGATACGTCATTATTTCAAAGTCCGATATGGGGAGCGGAATGCCCGACATTGGTTCAAAATTGCGTTTCATGCTCAGCCATTCGAACGCTTCCCATATCGGTTTTAAGTCGGGGTAGAGGAGCGGACGTTCCCGCCACTCCTTTTTCTCTCGACCCCGAGAGGCCCATGCTTCAAAGAACGGTTTCATCTTGCCCCAAGCTAATTCCCACTTGAGGCATTCTCTCAGTTTTTTGCTGAGTCGGCTTTCAATTCGAGGGCATATGCGCTCTGGTCGTTCGCGGCAATCATCACCCACCGGAACACGTCGGCATACTCCTGAGCAGAGAGGATTTCGAGTGCCTTTTCGTGGCTGTACTCGATCTCCGCGCCGGATTCATCCTGAAGGTTTTTCCACCCTTTCACGAGATGCTTCGCCGCTGCCTTCTGATTGATTTTGTCCATCGTCCCGTCACGAACCAGCATCACGTAGGCGATGTCGGCACGGTACTTTTTCAGATGCGGCTTTGTGAGTTTACGAACCTCCGCGATAAACGCGGGATTCGTGTCTCTCGCAATGGTGAATTCAATATCCGTCTCCGGATAGATGAGGGGAATGCCGTTGACTTCCTTGTCTACATCTGTCGCGAGGTTTCTGAGAGCACCCATGTTTTCTTTCCTCCAATTGAAAGCGTTAAAAGGTCAGTAAGTTACGCGGCCCATTTCACAATGCGCATCGCGATTTCTTCGTCAGGATCCATGTACGCGATGAAGGGACACTCCTGCATCACGTAAGAGTTCTGACCACCGGCCACGGAACGGCAGGCAGTGTACTTGATATTCGGGAAGTCGATGAGGTAGGCGTTCGCGTCGGTGTCCACAAACACCACGACAAGCGCCGTTGGCGTCGATGCCGCGTATTTCGTGCGGACCGTCGAATCTGCGAAGTGAGCCGTGATAGAACCTTCGATCTTGAACTTTCCGCTCCCGATAGCCTGCAAGTACAACTCGCCGAGCTGGTTCCGTTCACGGAGATTGTTGTCAACGCTCACGCTGAATGCCGAAGCGTCATAAGACGCGAACGGCGTGGTGTCGTCGTGCTTGCCCTCAAAAACGGCGTGAATGTTGTCCACGACGTTCATGATGTCGGTCGTGGTAACCGCCGTCTGAGAAGCGGACGCGGTAGCCGTGAGGGGCAATCCCTTCTGGCCGAGGAACGAAAACGCGCCCGTGATGACGGACTTTTCGTTAACATCGAGGGTAAAGCCGGAAACTTTCATCCCGGTAAACCGTTCGAAGATACCGTCGGAGATGAGCCCGTTCCCGAGTTCGGAAAACCACTTCTCAATCGTGAAGAAGTTATTCGTGTTGGTCGTGCCGTTCACAATCTGCGACCCGTCTTTGAAAAGAACCGATCCGCCCGTGGGGCTTTCGGTCGTCATCGTCGTGGGGCTGTCCACGGTCAACACAAGCGCAAGCACCGTATTGACCTTCTTAAATCCCCGGTTTCCGGCTGTCATGATCGAGCTGGGATCGGAAACGAAAATCCACTGGTTGACGGTGAACTCGGTAAAGTCGCAGTCCGACGCGGATGTGTACGTACTGGCAACCGCGCTGATAGCAAGGTCGCCGGTTGTGGAAGTCTGCGTTGCGCCGGGCGTGGACCACGCGCCGCTGAAAAGCCCGGCTCGAAAGAACTCGTCATACGTCCCGTAGGACAATTCGAAGTTGATGTCTCCGACAGCACGAACGGCCACCCTGATAACGTCCGGAGTATTTCGGTCGTTGCGGATTTCCGCGCTCTCGACCGTTTCCGTCTCGTATTCAAGGGACTCATTCGTAAAGCGGAGGTACTGATATGCTCCTACCGAGGCCGTCCCGAAAGTGGATTCCTCGTCAAAGAGCAGAGCAACTTGATCACTATTGCTCATAAGTAAATCTCCTTTAATCTACGTAGATCAGTTATCCAGTCGTTACGTCGTTCGCATGAAAGGGAGTATCGGCGATCAAAACCCACCACTTGCCCGACCGGCCAACCTGCGTCAGAGAAGGGGTAGTGAATGTCACACCGTCCACGGTCGTTTTCCTAAAAGCGTCTTTTATCTTTTCGTACATCGCGAGGCCCGCTGCCGTGCCCTTGTCCACCTCGCTATAGATTTTGCATTGCATCACGCCAACGTGCCGCCATGTTCCGGGATTCTCGACCTTGATGCTCTCGCCCCAGAGAATCGAGTGCTCTATCCAGACGCCGCCACCTTGTGCGAGAAGGCTATCGGTAAACTTGTCCGGCTCATTGTCGTACTGGACATAGACCGTCTCGGCTATCTCGATCTCCGTTTCGAACGTAGAGCGGATAGCGTCGGCAACGTCTTCGTGTGTTATTGCGGCCATTATTTAAACTGTTGCTCCATCTCTGCGAGCGAAACTTTGACCATCCCGTGAGGCGCTTGCATCGATCCGCGCAACTGTCGCCCCGTCGAGTGCCGCCCGTTTTCCAGCACCTCGATATATGAGACGTTGTTATGAATGAAAACCGAGTCGAACGGCCCGACGTTGGAAACGGCGGCAAGCCCTTTTTCGACGGTCGAGCTTCTTCCGCCTGTCGGGGCCCTGCCACTCTCGATGTCGGTATCTGGCACGGTCCCAGTTGCAGGGGAACCGATAGTTACTTGCCAGTTTCCACGGGCGCGGCCTTTGTCAACCGGCGTTCTGTTGACGATGCGGATCAGGCATTCGAACGTGATTTTCTTGATGAACGGCACGAGGTGCTTTTTCGGCAGGTGACGAGCGGTGTCCCTCACTTCCTTGATGAAGCGTTGAACTCCCGCGTCCATTGTTCGTGCCGCAACTGCCATCGCCTTACCTCAGATGCAACGTGTAAAGGGCGATCAGCTCGCCCGTGTAAATCGGAGAAACCTTGATCACCGTGTAGTCCTTCGATTCGAGCGTCATCTTGATACCGGGCGCCGGGGTGAATGGGATATCCTTCGCGGCAACGTAGGTCGTCAAGTCGCCTTCCCGAATCACGTCGTTGTCGATAAAGGAATCTTGGAACGGCTCCGGCGGGGTTATCTTGAGGGAATAAAGCAACCCGTCCGCCACCTCAAAAATAACCGCCTCACCGAGTTCATCGATAAGAGTGTAGACTTCCGGCACCAGCTCTTTATCAAGCTCCGTCTGAATAACGGGAGTTGACTCTCCCGCCATGACGCGAGCAATCCAGTCGCGCATCCCATAGGCTATCTCGCTGTGATGCGATGCCCACGGGGAATGGTGCGCTTGCATTAGTGGGATGATTTCCGTGAAGGGGATTTCCACATTCAGGGCGTCACGGTAGAGAGCAACCGCCGCCGTCCACGGCGTCAACAACATGCCGCTTTCGGTTTGGAGGTTGTCGTGCGTCCCGTGCTCGATGAGGATAGGTTTATCGCCTACGTCGAAGAACGGATCGTCCTCATTGAACGTCATATAAATACCGCCGCCACCCGCCACATCAGGAAGGCTCCCCCATTGGTGAATAACACCGGCAAGGTTAGCCTTGTTCGCGAAGGCTGGGAGCGTGATAGGTTTCCCTGGTCCTGTGGCAACCATCGTGTGCAACATCATCGAGCAGCCCATCGAGGACCCACACCAGAAAATAGCGTCCGGGTCAACCGTCCATTTCGCGGTATGGTCGGAGAGATCGAAATCATCGATTGCGAAGTCGACCATCCTCTGTCCCTGCAACGCACGATTGCGCCAGAGTTCAATCCAGAGATCATCCCATCCCCCCGGCTCTGTCGGCGGGTCAATCTGGTCCTGCTCGAAAAGATCGTTACACTGGAGATAGTTGAAGGATAGCACCGCGTACCCGAACCGAGTCAGGTACGGGATGAAATAGATCCGTTGGTTTACCGCGCTACCTTCAGGAAAGATCAGCCCGCGCCCGTCGCCCTTATCAATCAGTTTGTGTCGCTTGTCGGAATCGCGCCCGTGGGTGTAAATGATGAGCGGCACCGGGCCGTCTTCCGTCGCGGCGTCCGGCAGGTAAAGATCGCAGAAGTGCTTCCCGTCAACCGACCACGCGCCCATCGTCGCGGCGGATTGTCCCGCCTCGCGAGCCCCCGACCACGGATGAGTAACCATGCCGTTAGTGGCAATAGCCGCCCCCATTATGCCGGGGTGCCCATAGTAGATGTTGGCAACGTCTGGCTCTGCCGTCATGTTACGTTGTCCTCGCGCCGGAGAGACTTGTCAGGTTAACCGAAGAGTGTGTTGCTACCATCGAGATAATCGCCACGCATCCGGTCTGCGCCCCCGCCGGTGGCGTCTGCCCGGCAACAAGCGCATGAGCGAGAGCGTGCGCGTGAGTGTCGTACCGATAGACCTTGAACGTCTCGACAACCTTGCCTGTGCTGTCGTCATAGTCGAAGTCGTCCCGAACCGAATCGTAACCAAGCATCCCAGCGACGATGCCGAGAATCCCGCTCCCCTCGGGCGCAACCCACCCGGAAGTCAGACCGACACCGAGCGCCTGTTTTTGCTGTTTCCATTCGTCGGCAGTCGTGGCAACTCCGAAGTGGGAAACGATATTCGCGTTCTTCGTTTCCGCCCCGTAGCAGGAATCCCACTCGTTGGCCTTCGATATCATGAAGTCTTCCGGGAAGGGAACGTAGACGCCGAAGTCCGCAAAGTAAAGCCGGAGCTTTCCTTTTGTGTCGGTGTGATCGGTCGAGAGCCCGCAGGAGTACATCCCGCCCGCGTAGTGCGCCCATGAAGAAGGAGTAAACGCGGCGTTCGTCCCGTCCTCTTTCATGATCCTCGCGCCGGACGTGATATCCCCGATGACGATCCCCGTTTCCGGCGTCACCTTGTCCGTCTTGTCCTTGAACGGACCCACCGGGACCACTATCGCCGTATCTGCCTTCAAGTCTCTGCATCCGCTCATCGATCAATTCTCCATGATGATATGATAAAGCGCCGCAGCGCCCGATTCTCTAATCTGGTCCGTCGCCGTCACCGTCCACCAAATGCTATCGATCTCGACTTTCATTCCCGGCACAGGGACAGGCCCGTCGTAGATCGGGGACACGTAGCATTCCATTTTGCCGTAGTTGTGCCCGTGTGTTACCGGGTACGGCGGTGTTATTTTCCAGCTCAACTCTTCCGCGACGACAGCCGAAACGCTCGCCGTCGACGGGTCGTAAGTCCCGAAGTCCTCCGTGCGGAAGGTCACGATCTTTCCGTATTCCTGGATCAGATCGTAGACCTCGATTGCAAGCTCTGAATGGACAACCGGCACGTTCGGATTATAATCCGTCTCGATCCACACGCGCCCGACACCAGGGGGATTATTCCCTGTCGAGTTCCACAACATCGCGGAGACTTCAGGCGTCGGTATCGGAGGGGAAATTGCCATCTATCAGCTTGTCCTGAAATCAAAGGTTTTCGTTTTGCAGGAACTATTCGTAAGTCGGATCTGTCCCCAGTCGCAGTTCATTTCGGTAGCCGTCGCCGTGACTTTGTACTGAGATGATGCCGCCGGGGTTTCCGTTACTGCCGTGGTCAATGTCGTAAATGCCCCGCCCTCTTTCGAAATCTGAGCAACAACCGTTTTTCCGATCTGGAGTTCATCGTCCGCGTTGACCATCGAGGCAGAGAAGATCAGCTCCACGCCTTTCGGAATACCAGGGACGCCGATGGTCGTGTAAACGGTGATAGGAGCGCAAATGATGTTCGCCGTGGACGATTCCGCCGACAGAACGAAAAGGTCACAATTCGTTTCAGCCTGAGTCAAATCAAAGACGTACACTCCCTCCGCATAGGTGGCATCAAGCTCCGTAGGATTCACGTCGTCCGATTGTGCGACCGCCGCGCCGTCAAGGGATATTCGCGCCGTGATATTGGCCGCATCGCCGGTGATCGGAAGTCCGGTTGTTGAGTCATAGGCATAGACAGCAACCTTTTGCGAGGCTGTGTTTTTAAACATAATTAACGCCCGTCCTTCCTCGCTTGATCCTCGATAATATCACTCAGCTTTTCAAGAATCACTGTTTGCCTCTCCATCTGCTGAATCATCTCCTGGTCATGCCTTTCAAGCATCGCCTCGATCGAGGATAGCTTTTCGGACTTGCGCTCCGCTTTATCAGCCTCGACGACGGTCAGTACAGAGTTGAGCTTCTTGGTTGATTCTGCGAGCAGGCTGGTCTGAGCACTGACATGCTCGGAAGCGACGGCAACAAGAGGTTGAACAGCCCCGAAATACAACCCGACGCAGATCATTATCAAGAGCGTTCCGGGGAATCCAACGCGGTCGACCATGTAGCTGAATCGGGAGAGGCCGTCTTTGTTATCGGTCATGTGTAGTTTTTCCTCTTGGAGCCTATGCTCTTTCCAGCTGATGACGCGGCCCGATAAGGTCGGCTAACATCAGCGTGATGATTCTAAACGTCGGAATCTGTGATTGCCCTGTTGACGTGTAAGTCGTCTCTTTAACAATCGGGCCCACCTTCGATTTCGTGGTCACAATCGTTCCCGGCTTCGTGATGTCCGGCAGGAGCCCGTCGGTTTCCGTGATATGCCGGAGAGCCGCTTCGCACGTCGCCTGTTCGAGCGGTATCGGCACTTCGTCGGATTCCCAGTAGTACCCGGTGCGGTTCGATTCGGAGACGTAGCGCGGCCACCCGAGAGCGTTGGCCTTCGCTGTCTTGTATCCTACCCACCTCTGCCCGTAGACCAGGTCGAGGTACTGAGTCCCGACACGGAGCGCCTCTTCCTTTTCGGCGGTTGTTGCTCCGCTCCAGTCGGTCGAGTCACCGTGGGCGGTAAAGTAGGTATCTGCGTCGACTTCCGAGATGTAGGATTCCGCGTCTGTTTTGCCGGTGCCGTCCTCGACTACAAGAGCCATTAGTTACCCTCCGATTTGTTCGGCGCTGGTCCGAGAGCGTAGATATTGAAGAGTATTTTTTTCGGATCTTCTACGTTCGCTTTTAGGATTATCTCCCTTGCGTCGACAGGATACACCAGCTTCTCTTCGCCTGTGATGCGGTTGTGAATCAGGACCATTCCGTTTTTGTCCTTTTCAAAAGGGAGCATGCTCCTACTCTTCGGGGTCGGTTCCGTCGCCCGCGTTGTCGGTCGCGCTGTCAGGCGCGATTGTGGTGGGTGCGTCGGTCCATAGCCCCGCGCCCTTCTCCGGAATGCGGGTATACTTGCCACCGGCAAGCAACCCATCTACAGCCGCCGTAGCGACCCATACGCGGCCAGCGGGGCCGACGAGTTCCGTGCTGTCATTCAACATCATTCCTTACCTTTCTTTTTGCCTCCGTCCGCGTCGCCGCCGAACGTCTTCTGAGGACTCGGTTCCTTCGCCGGTTCGGGCTTCGGGGGATCGGGAAGCTTATTGCCGAGGATGTATCCTGGGTTTTTTGCCGCCATGATCTCTTTCGCGTCGACGGGGAAAACCTTGATAACCTTGCCGTCCTTTTTGCAGCAGAGCACCACCTTGCCGTTCTCGTTTTTCGGAAAACTCATGTGCCACTTTCCTCTCTGTTTGCTGTTTCAGTCGGTCAACGTGCGCCCCGACGACAACGTGCCGCCGGAGCGCATTTGTTTTGCTGGGTCAGGCGACGGGGTTCTTCGCCATGACGCCGGTGTAGTTGATGCCAGTGGCAACCGTACCAGACACAACCGTATAGAGGCGGGCGTACCGGAAAACGGTGTTGTACTGCTCATTGCAGAAGTGCATGACGTAACGGCCAGCGGTCGAAACATCGTGAGCGCCATTTGCGGCGTCCCCGAACTTGATCGCGGCAACCACGATGCTCGTATCCGCGAAGGTGGCAGAATTCGAGACCTGGAGAAGCACTTCATACTTCTCGTCTGCCGTGTCAAACTCGATCGCAGAAACGTCGAGGATGACGGCACCCTCCACGTAAGCCGCACCGAGATCGAGGATCGTGGCAACGGCGGCGCTTGCAGCGATCAGCCCCGTCGCTTTCATGATCAGGGCGGTGTCGTAGCTGTAAGTTTTGTTCCTCATAACAACCATCGTTTATTCTCCTTTGAATAACTCGTTTTCTTGTCAATCACACATCGAACAAACGATGAGTTACGCGGTCACGGCAGCATTCTTGACACTCCAGAGGCGAGCGGCGGAACGACCGTGACGAATCATCATCCCGATATCCCACTCGATACGAGTGAGCAGGAGCGGAGCCGAATCCATCTCTCCGAGGTCACGCGCTTCGAGAGCGCCGTTCTGGAGCCCTGAGAGCTTGTCAGGACCGAACGCGACACAGTAGATCGAGGATCCCGTGGCAGTTGCCGTAGTGTGGTTCGTCGCCTCCTCGAAAGGGAGCACGTTGTCGAGCCCGGCGCTATCAGCGAGAGCGATGATAGGCAGACCGTTGTACTTCGTCATTGTCGCGCCGAATTCATCTTTCGAGAACTCGATATTTCCGGCGACGGTCGAGGTTCTTCCCGCCGTGGTCATCCGGCGAGCCATCGCCTTACCCATGATCAAGTACTGCCCGCCGTCCACCGCGTCGATCAGCTCGTCGAGCTTTGCGAGGGAGAGAGCGTCCCCGCCATCGGTCGTACCGGCGGCGATGAGCTGATCCCCGACGAGTCGAGTCTGGAGGCCGTCGATCTCTTTCGGATCGTCGAGGGAATCGCCCTTGATGAACGCCCGCTGAAAGTCCTGCGAAATGGCCTTGGCCTTCATCGCGACGTGAACGGCGCGGGCACCGGGGCCCTCCGTCTTCTCGATGAACCTATCAACCTGGATGTCACCACCGCAGATGAACAGCGATTCGACAATCGGATTGATGATTCCCGTGGAGGCGGTATAGCCTTCATTGATGCCGCGCCACGCGATACCGGGGAGGGTCTGCTCCCTATTGTACTTGATGGCGTTGCCGGGGATGTTTCGGAAGGGAAGATACTGAAGGATCGGTGCGCTCTGCGCGAAAATCTGCACGATAGCCCTGTCCATGAGCGTACCCTGCCCGAGTTTCGCGGCTTCGAGAATTGTGAGATAAGCCATAGCTTAATACCTTTCGTGTGTCGATCGGCATACCGCTATGGAACAGGGCAGGATAAACGCTGAGAAAACAGCCTACAGACTATTTCCCGGCGTTAAATGCGTGTTCAAGAGCGGCAGTCGGATTAGCGAATTCTGTTTCACTCTTGCCCCCTGAATTGTTGGCGTCCTCGCTTCCGCCCCCGCTCGCTTCCTTGCCGGGAAAGGCAGGGCTGAAGTCTTTCGACTCACGGAGGGTTTCAACGAACTCGGCAACGGTCATCGGATCTTGTGATCCCTGCTTCTTTGTGATTCGTGCAATGCCAGGATTCTTCGGGTCACGGACTCTGGCATGGACATCGCCGTTATCATCTTCCTCAGTAAAGAGCATCGCTTCCACGGTTGGCAGTAAAAGCGGAACCGATGCTTTCTGCTCTGAAAGCGCGCGGGTTGCGGCATCCGTGACAACGGCCCTTGTCAGAGCCTTGTCTTTCTTCGAGATGACTGCATCCTTTTCGGCCAGCTCCCCTTCATGCTTTGTCGTGAGCTGGTCGATTCGTGCCTGAGCCTTCGCGTCGGCTTCTTTACTGGGGTCGACTTTGGCGTAGTCGTCAACCTTCTTCGCGTTCGCCTTCGCATCCTGAGGAGAGAGATCGCCGAATTGCTTCAGCTTCTTCTCCGAGACGCGGAGCGTTGCGATTGTCGTTTTGAGAGTTCCAACGTCCTCGACACCATAAACGGCGTCACCGACCGTGCCCGGTTCGAGCTGGAATACATAGATTCCGTGCTCATCCTGAGCGTAGAAGGCTTTCACGTCGTCGCTCTCAAGCGCATCGTAACCCGATTTGTCAATTGCGGCCTTGTATTTCACCATAATGAAGCTCCCTTTCTGTTACCGTCCGGCTTCCCGCCGAAACGGTGGGCGTCGCGCCCGAAGTGGATTAAGGAAAAAGAACCGATTCGCCTCTCGTTATCATCCGGCTTCCCGCCGAACGGTGAGCGTCACGCTCAGAGGTAAAAGGGACAGTACATCGAACGTTAAAAAGCAGATTGCGGATTCTGTCAAGATGTATTTTGAGGTTTTTCAATTTCACAACCTCTTAACCGTGGGCAAGTTATTCATCTTCCGGTACTTTCCAAGCCCTAATATCTCGCTCGATTTCGGTGCAAAACGGATCGATTCCGGGAGAGCGAATTTCCCTTGGTGGAACAACAGCCCCTTCTTTTTGCCAAGCCGCTGCTGCAACAGGTAGAGCGAACGGGGATCTTTGCTCCCGCGTAGGGAATACATCCACTTTCGATAGTTCATCTTGCCGGGGACTTCACCGAGGACACTGGCCCTCGTCGTCGGGGGGATATCCTTCAGCGGAATACCGAGTTCTTTCCATGATTTCACCACCGGTGAAATACGTGACCTTCAGCCAAAATGAAGCGCCGGGAGGAACGTTCCTGAGCTTAAAGGGAACTTCTTCCCATCGAGCGAGGCGCAGATGTCCGTCGTGCGAGCATCAAGAGTCGCAATGAAGACGTACATACTGACAACGTCCTTATTCGCCCGGAACGTGGCAATCGTCGACTTGTTCGACACGTCGGAAATTGCCGTCCGTGTCCATGCCTCGACCTCATGCCGGACCCGCCGGAAGTGTTTCCGGACCCTGTTTGTGACCTGAGGCATCGTCTCGCCCTGCGCCATGCCGAGCTTGACGGCCTCGTCCATCCCCTTTTTTGTATTCGCCTTGAGGCCGGTGAAATACGGCTTGAGTATTCGCCCGTGGAAGGGGTTCGACGCCACCACGTCATTCAGAAACTTCGCAGACGGCACCAACATCTCAATACCGATAGTCGGCGGCATTGCGCCTGCGAGGAGCGCTTGAGTCGCCTCAGCCTCGACGACGGCGAGTTTCTTGAGCCTATTGGACAGCGGCTTCTCAAAGTCCCGCGCGTACCCGACCTCGATCATCTTGTTGATTGCGGCGGTGAGCCGTCTCTGTCGCGCCGTGGTCCAGACACCGCGCATCCCGGCCTCAAGACGTTCCTCGACCTCGGCCATTATGCGAGGGAACAGGCGCTTGTTGAGGAGATCGAGCGTCCGGAGGACCTCGGCGTCCTTGAGCTGTTCAAACAGCACAGCGTGCCGGATGGACCGCTCTAACAGCTTCTGATTCACGGTCCGCGCAATGCGCTCTAATCGTGGGTCTTTGCGGGGCATTCAGCTATTCCCCTTCATCCCCCTCGTCTTTCAGGTCGTCGTCATCGTCCTTTTCGGGGAGAGTCGGGCCAGCCGCGTCGAGGAGTTCCATCATACCCTCGACCGTCCAGACCTCATCGATAACACTTCGGCGCTTGACCTCGGAAAGCAGGACCTCCACGGGAATCTTATCTTCAACACAAGCCTTGAGGAGGAATTCGAGATCCTCCATCGCCTTCGCCGTGAGCCCGAATTCAGAGAAGATATCGAATTTGTAGTCCTCCGGGAACGTCTCGGAATTCCAGGTCGTCGCGAGCTGGAACCACTGGAGTTGAGCGTTCTCCGTCGCCCGAATCCACGCCTGAATATTAGTCATGGATTGCGCCGCGTCGATAACCCGCTCCGTGGCCGTCACATTGCCGGATCTCTGCGTCGTCGGCTGAAGCTTCAACATCTCCATCTGGAGTTCAATCCGTTCGAGGTCTTCCTTCCCCGCCGCGATTGCAGTGCCCTTGTGTTCCACGTAGCCGATTTTGCTGTTCTCGCCACCGGCCACCATGATAGCCGCGCCGATAGACCGGATCTCGTCAAGCTCTTCGGGACTGAACCCGGCGGCATGGATAAACCCGCAACGGGCAAAGCGAAGGATGTTCCGTTGATCGGAAGCGCTCTGGAAGTGTTCAAGGTTGCGCCATGCGAGGTTGATCAGCGCCGGTTTCGCCGTCATAAACCCAGTCCGGTTGAAGTAGAGCGTGGCGAGGGGGATGGTCGGATTCGTCTTCGGCAGGACTTCTTTCAGCTTCCAGAGCTTATCCTCGATCTTCTCCCATAGCTCAATCCATCGCTCGTTGACGACGCGGATAGTTTCGACCTCGACAGATCCGTAGTCTCCGGATGCTACCGTGGCATATTCCCGGATCCGGATCTGAGTCAGTACCTTGTTGCCGCTCGCATCTTTCCGATACAACCACCCGAGCATATTCGGGGCGGAGACGTGGACAAGGTATGGCTGGATCTGGCCGTCCCGCTCTTCCTGGACGTTCGGACGAATCTTCAGAGCCGGATAATCGACGTAGATGTGGACGAGCCCGTGGTCGACACCGTCGTCGAATACCGCCTTCGAAATCTGCGTCAAATCTCGCCCGTCCTTGCACGGGTTATCCGCCATGCGCCGGAGCTGCTCAGGGAGCACCGCTCCCGACTCGCTCTTCTCGGTGACGGGCTTGGAAAACGGTTTCGCCGTGAGCTGATCGATTGCGTCATCGTAGGCGTTGAGGAGGTACGACCGCTTAATCCGTGCCTGCCATGCGTCGGTTCCTTCGTTTGGCTCCTTCGGCAACCAGTCGGTTGCGTTGTCCCGCATCGCCTGCGTCCCGCCACGAAGGTCATGGATCAGTTGCCAGTCCTCTTCCATCTCCAAATACGCCGCGCACGGGATACCGACTTCGCGGCTATCCACGCCAACAGCGGGCGCGCCCTCGATCACCTGTTTTTCCGTCGCCATACCTCTCCGCTCCTGAATCCTTTCCTCTGGACTCTACTCTTGTCTTCCTTGCAAATCCCTATCGTCACCCGTCCATGATTTGACGGAGTATCTTTGTAGTACGGAGATAGGCCGCACGTTCGAAGGCGGATAACTCCCCGTCGACCTCTACATATTCATCGTGCCGGAGTGTAACGGCCCATCCGTACTTTCCGAATGTTTCACGGGAAACCTTTTCATTCTGATCGATCAGCGTATGAACGAAAGACGATTCGGCAATGAAGGACATGACCTCTTCCGGGGATACCGTGGCGTCCTCTTGCACGTAAGCGTCGTGCCTTGCGATCATCGGGAAGGCGGAAGCCTTGAGTGCCTCGGTATTGATCAGGGGCGCGGCGCAGCTTGACAGAAGGAGCACGGAAGCGAAGGCGAGTAGAAAAACGAGAGCCGTTCGATTGTTTGGACGCATTGATTTTTTCCTTAAACTGCCAGCGCCATAGCGACGCCGACGACGTTGAGAGCATATTCTTGAACCGTATCCGTGCATCCGTCCACGAGTCTCAGCCGGTTCAACTCGGCAACCGCTTCGAGCTGGCCAACGAGTTCATTGATAAGAGCGGGTTTCCCGAGCCGGGCGGCCTCCGTGATGTCGACGGAAATTGCCGCGACGAAAACCTGCAAGTCAGAACCACAGCCTTTAAAAAGCCCCTGCATTCTGTCCCACAAGCCCGTCCTAACGCACCTTCTAAACTCTTCCCAGTTCAAATTCTCAGCCATTGATCTTTCCTCCTGTTAGAAACTGACTCTGAAGTTAAGCGGGGGCGCGGGCGGATAGGACGGCGGCGCAATGTCGGCCACGTAGTCGAACGTCACGACATCCGACGGCCCGCTCTCGATCTCCCCCACGACGGGGTCGATAACGTAGCATGTCACCGTGGCAAAATACGATTCATTCGGGGCAAGCATCCCTTCCGAGTACAGAGCTGCAAGGGTGCATTCCTCAAGCTCGATATCATATCCGGGCAATGTAAAAGGCGGCTGAACATCGTTCTCATTTACCGAGGCCCTAACGCGGTATCTGAGCCCGCTCCAGCCGCCCGGAGGAGGATCCCACAACAGCCTACCAAAGTACACGATTGCCGATGCTTCGCCAATGACCGCGCCGTCTTCAAGCGCCGCCACCGAGAGGCGAGAGATGCCGGTTGCGAGTTGGGTAAAAATAAAGTCCGTCTGATCTGGAGGTAGGACGGCTATCTGTTTCGCCCCGTGATACACCGATATCGACTGTACATTGGCAGGTAGTGAGTCCCATGAGAGGGTAACCTGGTTGCCTATTTGAACGGCTTCGAAGTTCTCGAACTCGATCGTGGCCGGAGAAAGAAGGAGAATAAAGAGCAGGAGAGGGAACGAAAGGAATGAAGACTTCATAGGGCAACCTCCGTAAGTGATGTGTTTTCGGGCGTATACCACAGAAACACGTAAACTGTCCAATCCTTTTTAGATCAAGCGGCGGACAAAGTTTCCGGAGCGGCGGACAAACTTCTCGAAAACGTAGTACCCGACGGCATCGGAAACGTGGGTCAACATCTTGTCGGATTTCTTGTCAAGCCGTCCGGAACCGTCGTCTATCACCGAGACGCCTTCGAAGTCAACGATGATCTTCATGCACTTCTGAGGGTCAACCATGAAGCGAATCCGACCGTCCGACGATTGAATCCGGGAGTTCATGGCGTTGACGCGGGAACGCTCGTGGGGGTTCGCCGACGGATAGTAAAACCGGAGCTTGTTCCCGAATTGCGGGGTCAATGTGTGCTTAACCAGATCCCAGTCGGAGCCTTGCACTTTCGCAGAGCCGCCCGAGCCACCGGTCGAATCGCCGTAGATGTAGATAATCCCTTCGTGGTGGCTGTACTTGTTGATCAGCTCCCGGCAGACTTTCGGCGTCTTGCTATTCTTGATCCAGACTTCATCGATGCACGCCGTGAAAACGCGCGTATCCTTGTCCCCGACAAGCGGGTTCTCCCCTTCGTACTTCTGCTCCTGGAGGATAGCCGCCACGCCCGGCGTCTCGTTGAAGTCGAAGGCGAAAATCAGGGGCAGTTGCGGCTGGTATTCGAGCTTTTCGACCGCGTGGACGGCAGAGGTGAATTCGTAGTAAGCCCTGCCTTGGAAGTTAACGAAGTTCGCGTTGTACTCCTGATCGAACGTAACCGGGTCAAGGTCGGCTTTCGCTGCCGCAACCTCTTCCGGGTCGAGGATATCGGCGGACGGCCAGTGGAAGCCCGCCCAGCCGTTCGTAGTCGGCAGACAAGCTTTCTCATAGGTGTGGAAGTAGTGGTTGCGCCCTTCCGGGACACCAAACAGCCACGCCCAGCCGGGGCGGCCAGGAGTCGAGAGGCCGGGGCGGACATTCTCTGTCCAGACGGTACGTTTCATGTTTCCGTACTCGTCGAGGAGAATGCCGTCAATCGGAAACCCCTCGATCCTGTCGGGGGCGTCCATCCCGGCGATCATGATTTCGGCATCGAGCCCGACGGGCGTTCTGATAGGGATAACCAGCTCCGTTTCCGACGGCTTGCCGCGCTTGAGCTGATTCGGAACGAGCGCCTTCAGGTCTTTCCAATAGATCCGCTTCGCCTGCCGGAACGTGGGAGCGGACGCGACGTAAAGCCCGTGGTCGCCTCGGTGGTGGTTGATAGCCCGCTGCACCAGCTTCCGTTTTCCAAGCTCTGTCTTGCCGCTACGACGCCCGGCGGGGATGACGGGGAAGCGGACGCTCGATGTCCATAGCGCGTGCTGTGTGGCGTGATACCGCATTGCCGTGAGACGCCGCGTCTTTATCCGCGCAATCGCCTCTTCACGGGCTTTCTTTTTCTCCGCCGCTCCGTGAATCATCGTCCTCGGCCTCTCCCGCTGTTGGATCCTCGACCTTGTTCATCGCGTAGATTATCCGCGCCCTGAATGTATTCACCGCCGCCTGAACCAGCCGCTTTTCCTCGTCCGTCTTGAACGCCTTCTTCATCCGGGGGTCGTCGGCGGGGTTCACGATGCCCTCGGCTATCTTGAGTATCCCGAGATGGTAGACAACAAGCGCCCGTTCGATCATCGACAGGCACGTCTTTCTGACGCCGTTGGCGAGCTCCTTCCGCTCTGGAATCTTGATTTCGTGGTGCTTCTCGAAGTCGGCTATCACCGAGCACAGGACTTGCAACAGCTTATCCGGTTCCTGCTCTGCCGGGACTTTCCGCTCTCCCGTTGCGCCGTCTTTCATGATTCGGCCTCCTCGGTTGGCACAGGGAACGGAATGAATTTCTCCTGTATGCGAAATACAGTAGCGCCGAACCGCTCCTTGTTTTTTTCATCGCTATCGGAAGGGTTAAATCTACCAATACAGCCTTTGACTTCCGCTTTCACCTCCTCGCACCGTCCGCACTCCGCCGCCGGTAGGTCTTTCAGGAGGGGGCAGAGGGTGTCTACGCAATTGTGCCACTTGCCGACACCGGCAAATCCGCAGACCAATCCCTGTTCGTCGTCGTTCCATACGCGGTGCTGGCAATCAAAGCCATTCTCGCCTGTCAACCTCTCCCACGTCATCGGGTACGTCTTCATTCGCTTTCCTCCTTATTGTCAAGAACGGCATTCGCCCGCTTGAAAAACTCAGCACCGTCGTGAATTCTTCCGCTCGCCGGATCAAGATAGCGCCGAAAGATATCACCGACGCGCGTTACATCAACAAGATTGTTGACCTCCATCCCTGCCGGGTAAAAACTTGGCGGCGAGGTGGAGCGGTCCATCTCCCATAACGGCCTTGATTCCCTATCCATCGCTTTCCTCCTTCAATCATCCAGCGCCTCGTAAATTTCCTCTACCTTCCTTTTCAGCTTCCGCAGCTTCTCGCCCGTGTAGGTTTCACCATTCTCTGTTAGCACACCCCCAAGGGTAGCGGCATCCTTTACAACCTGAACCGGCAGCAGCGCCGTATCAATCGCGCCCTGTATGATCTTTCCAAATAAGTTCATGACTCCTCCGTTTCAATGTCGATATCCGTTTCGTCGTCGTCCTCGCCTGTTCCGTAGTCCACAAACAGCCCGCCGCCACCGGGGGCCGCCGCTTCAAACGCTTCCGTTGCCTTCTCGATCTCCTTCGCCGTCATCTCGACCGACTGAGGGATAGCCGCGCCGCTGTCAGTGATGTGGAGGATTCTGCATCGCATCTCGATACACTTGTCAATCCCGGCAAGGTAGGAAGGGACGCCGGTTTTTTCCTCGATCCGTTTCGTCTGCTCAATGAGGCGCGGCGATACCTTGCCGTCCTTGTCCCTGATCGTCTTCTGCGTTTGCGTCGTGAGGTTCTTCTGGCTGTTCTCCCACGCCTCGATATACCGGCGCTCTTGCACGTCGATCTTTTTAAGCTGCTCTGCTACCCACTGGCCGATATTCCGGTCCTGTTCCGCAACCCACTGTTTTCTGAGCGCCTTCATGTCAATGAAAATCGTCTGGTGCGTCAGCTTGTATCCGTCCCCGGCTTCCTTGGCACGGCGGCTGATTTCCTCGGCAATCCTCGAGAACGACCAGCCGCGTAAATACAGCTCGCTCTCGACCGGCAAATCGCGCTCCCTCTGCCCCGTCGTTCGTGCTGCGCCTACGCGGTTAGGATTCTTTTTTGGCATTGGTCAGCTCTTTAGAATGGAGCGGCGAGGTCGGAGTTGAACCGCCCTTTCCGGGGTGGTGCCCCGGCGTGTCACTCGTGTCACTTTCGCCGCGCTTTGGGTATGGTAAAACATGCTTTGTAAATCTGCTATATATAGACCTATCAAAGACACTAACATAAAGGTGCTTATTCGCTTTCTTTTGTTTTGTGAACCCCCGCTCTCTCATTCCCTTTAATGAGCCATATCTATCTGATGCCGTTCTGGAGTGCAAGATTTCACCATTCCTGATATATTCATAGGTGCCAGGACTTATCCCTATATAGCTCCAATTCCCTGCTTGATATATAACCCCGACGTGTCCCTGCCCCATGTCAGCATAAGAAAAAACAGCCTTTAGTCCTGGAGAGTGCTTCTTTAAAATCTTCAGTGCAACAGAAACGATCTTCGTTACTGTATTCTTGTGCTCCCTTAGAGCTACCCTCACCAACTCACACCTTTCAAACTGCCTCAACCCATACCTTTTCCCTAAATTCAAATTTGCACCAAGGCTAAAAACAATTGACCCTACATACTTTCCGTCTTCCCACACTCCAATATATACAGCCCGCCCTGCTGTTGATGGCATCCTCTTCGAATAGTGCCAGTGTTCAACGGCATATTTCGCTGCTTTGTGCGAGCACCAAGCAAGATGTAACTTCGGTTTATTCTGTCCACTCATGGCCACATTCCGGGCAAACTGTCGGTTTCTTCTGGTCGAGACGCGGGGGTTCTTCCTCTATCGGGTCGAAATCAGGCCGTAGAATCTCCCCTTCCTCAAAGCCCCACTCGATCAAATCATCGTGGCCGAATTCATCGGCCAGGAGATCGAAATCCCACTCGCCGGTGTTCTGGTTGGATCGGATGTTGTATTCCTGCATCTCGGTAGGGGTCAGAACGCGGCTCGGCACCCGAACATCAATCGTCTCTTCGCCGCGCCCGAGGGACGCCAGGATCTTCAACCGCTGGTGCCCTGCGAGAATCGTCCCATCGACATTAATCGCGGGGATCTCGGCAAGGTTGAACCGCTCGATAGACTTCTGTAGGTCGGTCTTTTGTTTTTCCGTCAGCCGTCGCGGGTTATTCGGATATGGTACAAGGTCGGAAATCTTGCGTTGTTCGGTGCTCCACACGATATCAAGGTCATTCGCCATAATTTTAGACCCTCCTTAAATATATCTATATCAATATGTTACGGACTGTCAAGTGTTTTCTTGCCGGGAGGGCGTTGGAAACGGCGGGGAGAGATCAATAGAAACTTAGGCGGAAGGCTAAATATGGGGAGCGAGAGATTACATCGGAGTCGGCAACTCATCAACCCAAACAAGGCATTCTTTCTCTGTCGTAAACGTCTTCATTATCAGATCGACGATGTAGGGCGGGATGCGTTCCGCGCGCCAGTTACGCATATCGCGGAAGTTCAAATACATCACGAACGGACGGCTGGGTTTCTTGCCGAGGATACAAAATTCCCATTTGCGGCCGTCGCCAGTCATCATAGCTATCCAACACTCGGCATTCTCTGGCAGATGCTTCGGGCCGTGGTAGTCTGCGACGATTCCCCAGAGCTGATCGGGCTTGCCATTTTCCACTACGCGAACCCCCGAAAACGTCCAAGAAACTGAACATAAAGCTTAATAGGTAGGTGAGTTAACCGCGTCTTAGGGTTTTCTCTTAAGAACAGAGCGGATACTTATCCTTACGGCCAGAAAAAGAGGTTGTCAAGAGGTTTCTTTTTCAGCGGCATATTTAATCACGTCAATGATTTTTCTGTCGAGAGCTTCCGCTGCATCTGCAAGCGCGGTTCTCAGCCGGTCCCACTCGTCTGCATCGACATTCCCGAGGTTGGGATTCATGGCAACGAGTTCTTCTATTGCCGTCTCTGGACCGAACACGATTCGACAAGTCCTGTGCTGGCAGTCATCGCTAAAGATAAGCCTTCTGTCAAGTCGATACCTATTATCACACATTTCCCTTAGCTGGATGCACTTATGGCAGTCCTGACAGACGATAAATACACGGCATTTCTTTTCAGGAACGACGGTGAAAACCGCCGCCATGCCGGAGCAGTTCGACAGGTCAATGATTCTACTCATGTTCTTCCCCCTCTACGGAATCTTCTGCTTTGGGCGCGTCCGGGACCGGCATCCAGTGGGTGACTGATTCGATCGGCAAATCCTCATCCCGCGTCCACCACCAAGGCTCACCATCGATTTTTCTTATCTTCGAAACTTCGAGGCGATGCCCGAATTCAAAAAAGGCCACGACATCCACATCATCGTCCGGCAGCCTCTCCTTGACATCGACCCAGCCTGTAGGACCGGGGCCATCCTTTGCCCTGGCCGCCGCAGCTTCCGCAACGGACACGGATTCGCTCGAACCGCTGGGCATATACCGCCAGGCGCCACCGGTCAACTTGTCCGTGGTCCCGGCAGGGATCTCGCCCTTGATCTCGCAATGGGCGATTGCAATGATTGCTCCTTCGCCGATCTCACACGCTTCGATTTTCATCTACCCCTCCTCCAGTCCGTCGACGAGAGCAATACCGCGTTCTGCTGTATCGTGTGACATCTGCGAATCTGCGAGCTGCTTGAGTTCGAGCAAGACCTCGCGTATAGCGGGCTCAGTGGCCTTCATCTCGATATATGCGCGGGCGGTGGCTTCAAGCCGATCGCTCCAATGGTCGAAGTCTTCAGGGGATGCCAAATATTCACGACCGGGAGAAAGGAATAACTCCAGCTCCTCCACGGTCTCAATCGGCTTGGCTTCAGTCATCGGTTTTCTCCTCCGTGTCGCCAGACGTAGTATAAAAGGTTTCCACGGATTCCTGCTCTTCGCCGATAATACCTTTGAATTCCTCCCACTTCTCCGCCGCGTCGAGCAGCTCCGGCAGGGCGTTGATTGCGGCAATAATGAATCCGGTGGCCTTGTGATCTGCTTCTGTTATCGAGAACAAATAATCGTAAATTCCCCTTTTTGCCGGATCGACAATGGCCCACCCGTCCTCAGTACCTTCGACGCCCCACGGCATTGCGGGCGCATCTTTCATCAACTCCCTCAGCTTCGCCACCTTCTCTTTCAGTGTCATGGTTCCTCCTTTCGGTTTCGTTGCGGCGGGTGGGGTAAAATGATTGTTGTAGACACACTCCATGCGCCTGACGGGGATAGAGTTTTTCCAGCCTTGGCACTCGCTCAACACATCCCGTAACGCATCCCCAGCCTCCCGAAGCAACCCCTCCAGCTCCCTCTCCCGCGCCTTGTAGCTTGCGGCGGCGGTTTTGTACTCGTGGCAGTGGGGGCATGGGGGAGCGGGCTCGGTATTGGCGCCACACAGCTCGTAGTTCATCTCGTAGCCACGCTGGCATCCACCCACCGCCTTCGCATTCAGATAATTGTCGCAGTATCCGCACGCCGCTTCGTATCCCTTGAACGGAACCTTCCCGTCTTCCATCTCCACAATATCCGAGAGCGGAAACGCAGACTTATCCTTCAGCGACGTTTCGAGCACAACGATCGGCCCGTAAAGATAGTGCTCATATGCGCTCCCGGCCACCTTCAGCCGCACCGTGACTTCTGCCGGATTCTGCCTGTTAAATTCCTCCGCTCTCATCTCGCCTCCTTTCTCAGTTCCATGCTCGGACCCACGCCTTTTTAGGAGCAACTCCCTCGGTGACAAATACAGGCGTACATCGAACGTACTGATATTCCATCATCTCTGACGGAAACTCAACCCGATAGTGTCCGCTTCCGAGATCGATGCAATCCACATAAAAGTACTCCACCTCCCGGTGCTTCTTCGGCGGAAATTCTATGCACTCATAGCCGCCTTTCGGCTTCTCAATACCAGCCCGGAGAAGGGCGACAGGGGCGGCGCAGATAGCCGCGATGGTGGCCAGGAATTTACGTCTGTTCATTTCACACCTCGTACCCTTCGCTTTTCAGGATGTCGCGGACCATCGTAAAGAACTCTCGGCTCCCTTTCACTCCCCGCACCAGCCCCGCGATATCCTCCACAATTGCGACTGCCTTATCCGCCTTCGCCTGCTCCGCCCGCTTCTTAATCGCTTCTGCGTCAACCATGCTTTCCTCCGGTATTCCAACCCAAGTGATATGTCTGTCGAGAAGTCCTTTCGTGTATCGCAATAACTCATCCTGCTCTTCCTTCGAAAGAGCTTCCAACAGGGCATCGTAGTCGCCCCTCAGAAAACCGTCTGCGTCAGCTTCTGTTATATACGAATCGCTCACGATTCCTCCGTATAAATCCCCGGCCCGTTGAGCAACACACTCGCAGGACCGGGGGAGCCCGCGCCGGAAGGCGTCAACCACGACACGGGGTTATCTTAAAAGAGGGGGCGGCGCGGAGAACAACCCCGCGCACGGGCAAAAAAGGACGTAGTGGAACTATGGTTTGACTTGAGATAAAACCGAGAAACCGGAATGCCGGGCCGTTCCGCCCGTTCGTTCGCCTGCTTCCGCAGAACCCCTTTATGCTCCCGGATGTTATAGATACCTCTTCGACTACGACCGACGTGAAACCCATGCCCTCGCCCCCGTTCGTTATCGCAATATTGGAACCTTGCCGCAACCCTTACAGGCAGGACAGAGCTTCCGCTTTTGTTTGTCGTTCGGATCTCTCCCGGTGCCCTCGCACGTCGGGCACTTTACCCACTTATGCATCGTCTTTTCCTTTCGCGGCATCGTTAACGAGAATGCGGGCCGTCATGTCCGTCTTGACAGCTGACTGTCCGCCAACGAGACCCTTGAGTTTCTTCTTAAAAAACGCCGCCTGTGCCGCGAACATCTTCCCGGACCGACTGAGCCCCTTTTCCTCAGCCGTCCTCTTTCGATCTTCCTTCGCCTTCCGATGTTCCGGCTTGTATGTGCCTTCACTCCGCGCCATCGCCCGCCGTATTGATCGTAGTGCGTTGCTCATTTCTTTCTCCATCCATATAGATTATCGTTTGCTCTTTCGTTGAAGCGTGATTTCCAGTACCCATCGGCCAATAGTGCTATAAGGGCCGCCTCGGTTTTTATCTGGTCATAAATACACAGGTTTGTCCCGGCAATGTTTCGCAAGATATACCGATGAACCTTTATCGTCACCTCGGAAGGATCTTGACCGCTATCCCAAACGCTCATATCGCAAGGGACAGGAACCGCCCAACTGCCTCCGTAGTACGTGTAGACGATTCTCATTTCTCCATCTGCAATCCCGCCTATAAACAGGCAGGTTTTACCTTCTGGGTTATTTCCCATCTACTTGCCTTCCTATCACTAAGTGAGGCGGCGTATACAGCACGGGAAGCCCCATACCTTTCGCTATCGCTATTTCTGCCGTAACCCCGACCGATTCCCTCCACCCGTCTTGAGTCACCACAAGCACCGAGGAGCATGCCTTCATGATCGCAATGTCGTACCGCTTCCAGAACTCCCAGCCTTTCGGCAGATCCCCGGCAAGGGCTATCGGGTGCGTATGCGAGATCGGCGAGAGGATCAGATATCCGGATTTCATCAGCCGCGCCGCAACCCGATTTACCACCTGAAACCGCTTCTCTCTGACCGCCGGGTCGGGGTCGCTATACGGCGTTGCGAGGTAGATTAGACCGGTCATTGTTTCACCTTAAAAGAGGATGTTCTGATCATCGTTGTCCGGCCCCGCGACGGCGGCGCGGATATTCCACTCTGTAAGCATCTTCTGAAACCCGTAGAGGAAGTCCGGCATCCAGACGGGCTCAAATCCGGACGGCTCGATAGCGCGAGACTTCCCCTCCAAAAACGCTTGATACGTCATGAGAAAATCTCCCTGATGCCGAGAGCCAAAGTGATGATGAACGTCACGGCAACGACGCCTCCCACGGTCCAACAAAACCCCAACGCCGCGAATTCGACCATCTCATCTATCCTAATTTTCATCTCTTCCCATTCCGCGTGTTCGCCTTGTCGAGCGCCGCCACGACATCCGCCCACCGGAAGCGGACGACCTTCCCGCTGATCTGGACGGATGGAATCTTCCTCGACCGCGCCCACAGGAGCACGGTAGCGGGTTGAATCGACAGCTTCCGCCCCACTTCCTCGGCAGTAAGTAACTCCGTGTCTTTCATTCTGTATCCTTTCATATTCGTTTTTATACGTCGATATGCCAGTATACGGACAAAAAATAAGGCATCAAGGGGAAAATCAGATTTTCTTTACCAGCCGATCTCTTCCTCATGAAGCCGCCACCGCCGGTCTTTCTTGCCCCACGTTTGCAGGAGAATCTTACCGCCCGTGGAATACCAGAGCTTGGCCTTTTCGCTCGCCTGAATCTTCTTCCTCCGCGCTGATCGATTTGTGTCCGTCGTCGTCTGGACAAGAATCGGCGGCTCCCCGGCTTTCAGCGCCATGAGATCGGCGAACCCGAGAAGGTCCATTCGGCACTTTGCGAACTGGTGCCAGTACTCGACCTTTTCGACAAAGTACCCGCGCTCGATGAGGTTCGCTTTTGACAGCACCGTCGGAGATTTACCCGCCACGCTCAATCCCTCCAAAGATAGTTTGATTCTTTCGACCGCCGCACTCGCCCACGCGGGCAGTTGTGGGTCAGTCTGTCGTTGTACCCGCCGTACCGCGTGCCGCCTTGCGCGTGCGACCCTGGGTTGTCCTTCCGCATCTGCGTTGTCACCCGCTCAATCCGGGCGAGCCACGCGGCCTCATCCTTTTCCTTGATGCTCCCGCGTTTCAGATCGTCGTCGTCATAGTCTTTATCCGGCTTGGATCTCATTCCGTCCGCCCTTCCTTCAGCCACGCCATGCCGCAGGTGTCGCAGCAGTCGCCCTTGTACCATGTAGCGCTTTTTTCGTGACCGCGAGCCCTTCTGCCGAAAAATGCTCGGCCATTATCCGTATTTCGCTTATGTCCCGTCACCGGCTTCCCGCACTCGCACAGCCCGTTCTTCTCCCGCCACTCGGCGTTCAGGCGGGCGGCGTTGTCCGTGGCGTATTTCTCACAGCCGAGGTGGGAGTCGTTGAACTTGTTGTTTTCTTGTTGATACGTGTACATGTCCGAACACCGTTCAGCGGAAAACCTGTGGCCCTGTCTTTTTGCGTTAGCCTCGTTGCCGTGAGCAACCTGCACAAACCACGTAGATTCTTTCCCGCAGCACGGGCACGGGTGCTTGATCCGCTTCGCTTCCCACGCGGCGACGGCTTCCGCGAGGTGGGTTTTGCCGCAGGCGGCGCAGTATTCGGGCGGATCTGCGTGGGTTACGAAATCCAACAGCTTCGGCTGGTAGCGGGTTCCGGGCTCGAAGAGCCAGTGCGTCGCCTCAACCTTTTTACAACAAATACACGGCACCTTGAGCTTCGGCGCTCTGGCGTGCCAGCAGGTCATGATGGCGTCTTTGTGGATATAAATACCCCGGAGTACCCTATTCGCGTCGGCACAGTGGTAGTCTTGATCCTCGTCAACCTGTAGCCCCTCCGTCGCCCCACACGTCGCACACGTCCGCGCAGACACGGCCTGCTCCGCTGCGGCGAGGGTGAGGCAGTAGGCCTGCTTTGCGGCGGCATAAACGTGTGATTCGCCATGCTCCACAATAAAGCCCCGCCGCCCCAATAGCTCATCGAACGGCTTAATCTCAATCTTCATAATTCCTCCTTATTTGATTTCAAGGTTTCCAGGTTTCTCGATGTCGAGCGAGGCCGCGAATTCCGGCAACCCCGTCCCGACGTAAAGCAGATAATCCGCTATCACTTCGTTCCGCCCGTCGTAGATCAAATTGCCTTCCGGAGCGATGATCCGGATCAACCCTTCTTCGAGTTCATACGGTACGTGCTGGAACGGCAGGTAGGCCGCCACGGCTTCCGTTTCCGCGATTAGTATCTTCACCCCGCTTTCGGTTTCAATGCCGCACAGAGCGACGCAAGATAGTAGGATCAATATACAGAGCTTCATGATTTGCACGGCGCCTCCCCCTCGTTGAGCTTATCGAGCAACCTCGAAAAGAAGTCCCGCGCCACGACGGTTGACATCTGGAACGAGTGCCCAGACAGATGACTCCCATCGTTGCATGTTATTTCAACGTCAGGGCGGCCCTTACGCGGCAAGGCCACGTAGAGATAGGACCCGGACTCGTTCTCCAGCGTAACGACTGGATGTTTAGGGTCCGCCCCCTCTGTTATTTCCATCATTCGCCATTCTGCCAAGTCTTTCGCCATTAATCCCCTCCGATCGTCTTGAGAATCCACCGCAAGCCGTCGCGGAGGTGGATAGAGCCGTACTTCGAGATTTCTCTTTCGTAGCGATTCGCCGCGTCTTCCGCCTGCTCCTTCACAATCCGCAGCGTCTCGGCTTGCGAGATCGAGCGTTGTGCCGCGTCGAGGAGGGCGGGGAGGGCATCTTCCATCATTCTGCGAAGATCCACCCTGTCCCACATGGCTTCATGGCTTGAAGGCATGATAGATACTTCTCTGTCCGGGCCATCGTAGTCTGTCTCAGCAATTTCCTTTATTTTCTCCCGCAGCTCCGCGATCTGGGTTTTCAGACCTTTCGCGTCGGCCTCACGCTGCTGTCTTTCAAATTGCGGCTTTGGAATCGCACGCATTTGACACTCGCGTTCTGCGTCCGATATGTCTGTTGGTTTTTTCAGGTCGGTCATGATGGCTCCTTATCCTCGGCTACAAGCATTTCGTCGAGCACGTATTCATAAATATACCCCGTGTGGTCACAAATGCAGCACCCCCCTTCTGGGTCACAATCCGGATTTGGACAGTGAACAATTTTCAACCTTTCACTCACTCTCCCCCTCCTTCCTGCGCGGCGGGCGGTACAGGCATAAACCGCTTGGCAATTGGTATCATCGTCTCTAATTCAGGGCCGAAGGCGTTTGCAATACTGCCCCTTATGGCCTTCATTCGGTTTTCAATCTTTTTGTAGGTAAAGCCACCTTTAATCCGCTTGTCCAGTGCCACAACAAGATCAACCGCTTGACATACGGTTAGCTTTTTCCACCCGGAGAACAGCGTGACCCCGTGAGAATCAGCTATCGCACAATCCCGTTCTTCAATAAAAACAATGGATGATATGGATTCTATTTTTTGCTCGAACATAATTCCTCCTTATCGCCCGGCTTGTACTTTGTGTTGAATTCCTCCGCGTTCATGGCGCGCCCTCCTGAAAGCAACAGTCAAAACACATTCCGTATCGACACTCTTTCGTCTCTCCGCAAACAGAGCAGGGGCCACCTGAAATGCGATTGATGGCATCATCTATTCCGTCTGCGAGTTCATCGGGCGTTATCTCTACTCCAGCTTCTGCGATAGATTCACGCAACCGATACCCATCCTTTGATAACCGCTTCGACTTCATTCCTCCTCCACAACTTTGAGGCCCTTCAGGAGCGGGCAGAGGGATTCGCGGCAAAGGGCGTTAGGGGACTGATAGTAATCGTCGTGATTGCAGTCGCCACACAGCCAGCAGTCTTTCATTTCGTGTAAATATCGGTCTACGCACTTTCCGCGCATATCCTCCCAGATAATCGCGTATCGCTTCATGGGGAATCCTCTTCTCCAAACAGTTCGCCGGTGATATCCAAATCCGCCCGCAGACGAACGCCCGGTTTCGCCTTGAGAGCCGCCTGGTTCAGGGCATTGATCCTCTTTTTTACTGCGCGCCTCCGGCTTTCAAGGCGCACAGCGTACTCTTCCAACTCTTCGGGCAGTTCCGTTCTCCAATAGCCTCTGCCGTCGGAACACGCCGGGCAGCCAAGCAAAATCAGCTTCTTGATCCCTTCCCTCGCGGGCCACTGTGTCCGCCGCTCCACCGCGCACTTGACGACCTCCTGTATCCTGTCCGCGATAATCTGATTCTCTCTGCCCCACGGGATTGCCTTTTCCAGATCGCGCAGCTTCTCTGATGTCCACTTCATGACTTCCCCCCTTCGCCAACAAGGCTGAATATAAATCTTTCTTGCCATCGTGCCGCGTTGATCCTGTTACAGAATTAAGTCCGACCGTTCCCGTTACAAAAGTCCGGTAGTAGTCGATCCTGTTTTTTGTGGAGCGAGAGAGCCGCCTGGCCGCAGTAGCAAAATAACCGGCAGCAGACTTGGCTCTGCCTGTTGGGCAATAGTTAATTCCTAACCACCGTTTAAACAAAACGTATTTCACAAACTCAAGCCCTTGCCAGATTGCCCGAGGGCATGGCTTGTTAGCGCCGTAGTCGTACACGGTACAAGTGTCGCCACAAGCAATCCGAAGCAGAATTTCATCCGGCACGCTTGCCATCACCGAGTCCCATTGTTTTTGTTCACAGTGCGTAGACTGTAGCCGCATTATGCGATAGTCAACTAAACGATAATCACGGATAGCCTCAATGCCGTTCGTGAGATTGATACAGTTGATTTGCATAACCTACCCATTCTCCCGCGCGGCCCAGACGGTGCCCCAGCGCCCGGAGGGAAGTTTCCGCGCCATCCCGGTATCCATGATCCTTTTGTCGTCCGCCATCGCCCGGAGCCGCCGCGCTACCGCGTGAGGTTCCAATCCTGTCACCATAGCAATCTCCGTGTAGGTCATTTCACCGTACGTCTTGAAGACACCTAAAATCCGCTGCTCATGAGTCCTCGAAAACTCTTTCACCTTCTTCGCCGCCTTGTGACTCGTCGCCGGGTCGGTTGCCCGCGCCAGCCGTCGTGCCGTTCTCGGTTCCATTTCATTGCTCCTTTCACCCCCTCAATGGGCGATTTTCTTTTTTTATCTCCTCGCGGATAGTGTTGATCAGTAAGGCGCTCCAGAACGGAGCAAGTACCCACCACCACGACCATCCAATTTCACCGACCAACTTGAGATACAGAAAAATACAGCCAATCAGGTCCGACACGTCGATACTCGATCTGATTTTTATCATTGCTTCTTTCCTTTCCTACGTATTTCGCCTTACTGATTAAACGCTCTCACCGCCCCGTCACGCTCTTTTTTCATCGCCTTGGTGGTTTGATACCGTTTCTGATTCTAAGCGTCGTGGCGGTCGCCGCTCTTAATCTACTAAAGGCGTTCCGTGCATCTCCGCCGCTAACCTTCGCCCGTGTTCCCGTTGTTTCTCCGACGGGGGAGCCCGAAACGGGTTTTTCCCGAGCCGGAAGGGATACAACCAGCAGTTTTCGTCGGTGCATAGCTTGACTTCCGGTGCTGATCCGCAGACGCATTCGAGGCAATGGGCGCGGATAGCCTTCAGGGGTGCCCTGATCGGCTTGCGGGCCGCCCGCTCCGGTTCCGTGTAAACGCAATCGCCGTCTTCCATGATTTCTCCCATTTCAGTTCTCCAATTCTTTCGGCCCGTCTGATATCTGATCGTATCCGATAATCTTGTGTATCGTTTCGATAACCGGCTCAACCTCTACGATTTTGTAGTTACCGTTCGGCCTGCACCACCACGGATGGCCTTCCCACCGCTTTGCAAATCCTTCGGCCTCTCCGTAAGTACCGAACGTTTTCGCGTCGGCAGGGATTTTGCCATGAAAGTTACTGCTTGTGGCCTCTACCCATCCATCCGCCTCAATGGTTGCGATAAACTCAGAACCCTCGCGAGTAACTATTGGATTTCCTTTCACCCCGGACCGCGCCTCTTCGCTTTCGACAATCACGACAAACATCTATTCACCCTCCAATTTTTTCGGCCCGTCCGTCGGCTTCCGCAGCGGGAGCGTACATTCCAGCCGCCTCGGCCCGGTGTCCGGCGGGGTATCCAGGTTTTGTATCTCCAGCCGCCCCGGCAGATGGGTCAGTTTCGGCACGACGCCGCCTTTGGAAATCGAGAGGTAGGCGGATGCGAAGTCCCTCAAAAACCACTTCTCGTTTTCCTCCTCAAGCTCGCAGACTCTCGGCCATCCGCCGAAACGCCGGTCAATCACAGCCATCGTCACGGGGTCCGCAAACGTCACCGAATCGTAGCTCCCCACCGACTTGATTTTCTGGAGCACGTCGAGAGCTTCGAGCGCCCCCACGTCCTCGACCTTGCCCTCGATCGCTTCCACGAAATCGGCAGGCGTCGGCATTTTTGTAAACTGCCGGGTTTCAAGGATCGAATACGCCGCCTTCTCCACCTGCTCGATGTCAAACCTCTTGAGCGTTGTGAAGAACAGCTTCAGCCCGACGGGCGAAAGGTTGCCGCCGAAGATTTCCGACAGGCCCATCATGACGGCGCTGAATCGCTGGTTGTCGGCGGGGTTCATTCTTTCGGCTCCCTTGGTGTGGCGGGCGGGATGAGATACTTCTTTTCTATCGCCCGAGTAAACCCCTCTTCGCCGCCGGTCATCGAACTACAAAAAACCCACGCGTGGCGGTATTGCATCCTTTCAACAGCCCATTTTAATGCCGGTTGCAAAGATGATAGCTCCTTTGGAATCGCTCCCGTTCCACTCAGGAGGTGCATACCGAGAGCGGCGAGTGCCTCTGCATCCGCCATCGCGTCATAATCCGCATCCTTGCACCGTTCACAAGGGGGGCGAGATGGGAGCGATTCGGCGAATTCGTCGCAGGCGATCGACTCAGGGAAACGCAGCGCTCCAACCAGTAGCGTATCGAGAGCGCCGCTTTCCCTATCTTCGCGCTCCTTTTTCCCTTGCTCTGTTTCGCTTTTAAATACGATCTTGCCATCAAGGCCAATAAAAGCCAGCGCCCTCCCGTCGTTGCCTTCCAGCCACCCCAACCAACAGACCGCCTTGGGATTCTTGTAAAGTCTAACCTTCATCGTCTTCTCCTTTCGTTTCGTTCGTGGCTGGCCGCATGGCCCGGAATGCTTTCTCCTTAGCCGCCTTCGCAGCAAATCTTTTTAAACAAGGAAAACAACGCTTGATACCGTCGGTGTCGTATTCGGCAACCTCGCCGAATATTACGCAGCAATCATAACAGCCGTTTTCCACGATTCCTTTTTGAAGCGGTTGAACGTCGTCGGTATAATTTCTGCTCATCATTCATTCTCCATCTCTTCCATAAACTGCTTACACGCCGCCGCGTTCCGGTCCGTCCGGGCGCTCCCCGTGGATGGCCCGTGGTCGACGTACTGCCCGTTCATAACCTTTTCGAAGTTCTTCGGGCCAACGAGCCATCCGAGGTTGGTGTGGAAGCTGTTCACTTGGCCTGTGAGGTAACTTGAGTTTTTAACTTGGTTGATGAAGAAGTCCTCCCACCACGCGACGGTCTGCCGGGCAGAATCTTCCTTCCACCGGGTTGCGAGATTCGTTCGGACTGTTCCGCGCCACGACCGGACGCGGGGAAGCTCCGGCAGGATCTCGTGGTAGAGATCGATTATCTTTTGATGGGGGCAATCGGGAGGCTTGGGGGGGGAATTGTCCGTTTCAGCTCCCGGCTGAAATGTATCTTCCTCTTCACAAGAAACAGACAAAGGAGAAGGAGAAGAAGAAGACTTAGGAGAAGACAAAGAAGAAGAAGAAGGAAGGTTCTCTTTTGCTTCCCCGTTTGCTATAGCGATTGCTACTGGTTTGCTTTCGGTTTGCTTTCGTTTTGCTTGTATCCGTTTGGCGTTTTGCTTCCCTCCTTGCCTTCCTGCTGCTATCCGCGTTGCTTTCAATTCAAGGTATGAATCGCGGTCAGCTTTCATTCTTGCGTTCTGGAGAGTTCCTTTTCCTTCACCCGGTTCGAAACAGCGCCCTATCCACCGCCAATCGCTTTCCATATCCTCGACAGAAGATCCTACCATGCGGGCGATAATAGCAATGTCGTCCGGGATGCTGCCCGAGTTCCATTGTACCCCGAGGAGGAAAAGATAATCCCGCTGTTGGGATTTGGACATCGGCAAAACATCCGGATCTGAGAAGAAGTCCTGATAGTAGAAGAGGAATGCCGGGGATGGTTTCATGTTTCTTTTCCGGGTTGGTCTGGTTCTTTTTTCACATCTTCGAACGCCGCGATAACGTCCGCAAGGCGGAACCGGAGCATTCTCGGCCCGCAGTGGATACCAGGGATTGTCTTGTCTTTTTCCCACTTGCGGACAACCGCCTCCGATACTGAAAAGTACTCGGCCAGCTCTTTGACCGTCAAAAGCGTTTCCATCGTTTCGCCTTTCTTTTACTGCTCAGGATGTAACTTATCCTAAGCTATACTGACTTGTCAACATCTATTGAGAAAATAAAAAAGGACCGGCCGACGCGGGGGAAGGAGCAACAACCCGCACGCCAGCCGGTCCCCGTCAATCAGCCCCCCGGAGTACCGCCTTCGGTGGCCTTGGTTATCTGCTCTTCTGCCCACTCTTTGTTTTCGTAGGATCGGCAACGGCTACCGATAGAGACATTCTCAGATTTAGAAGTCCCGGTTTCTGGATGCCACACTTCGCACCCGTCGTAGTGATAACAATTGGAGCACTTCTTCACTTCCTCGCTCATTCGCCCGCCTCCTCGTCTGCTGCCTCAGCCGCTGCCTTTGCCTGAGCCTCTGCGCGTTCCTTCAGATAGGCTTCATCCTTTTCCGCCGTCCTGCCTTTCGGCGCGGGCGCCCTGTTGATCGGTTCGCTCCGTTCCTCGATGTCGAGCCCCATCCTTTTCGCAGCGGCCACGGTCAACCTGATTTTACTCAGGGACTCGATAGGTCCGATGAGTGCCCGGACCTCTTCCGTCTCGTTCTGGATGTCGATCTTCCATCCGGCTTTTTCGAGAGCTTCGACGTGCGCCTCCACATCCCCGGTTGCGAGAGCGAAGTGGTTGTGTCCGTCCGACGGGGCGGGCCGGTTTTCGACGGGAGCCTTCTTCTCTGCCGGAAGAGCTTTCGGTTTCGCTTCCGCCTTTTTCGCGGCCTTTGCGTCGGCCTTCTTTTTTGCGAGGGTATCTTTCAGGTTCGCAGCCTTCTCGCTTTCTGCCGCGTCGCCGTCGTCCTCGACTTCATCAAACTCCACATCGAAAAGCTCTTCGCCTTTGATGCCAACATGCGGAGGCTGGCCGCTCTCCGCCGCGTCCTCGACCGCGATAGCCTGAGCAAGCTCGATAGACCGGGGGAGAAACTTGCAGAGCTGTTTCACGACGGTTTTCTTCCACATCGCTTCCGGCCACTGTACCCACGGACCGCCGCCTGCCGCTTTGCTTGACCTTTTGATTTTCTCTATCTCTTCGGAATTCATCACCTCGAATTGTGTGCTGCCGTCCTTGTAGTAGGCGACGGCATACGTGGCGATCATTGCCCCTTTTGACCGGAGCGTCGGCTTGTGGGTGATCTTTGGAGCATCGCCGTAGCAATAATCGAACGTGTCGTTTTCGAAAACAATCCTGGCTTCGAACTTCGTGATTTCCCCGGAGCGCCGGGCGATAGCAATCAACCCCCGATAGTCGGGAATCATAATCGCCTCATGGCTCCGAATTTTGCTGTTGTAGTACGGGACCAGATGCGCGTCGAGACCTGGCTCAAGGCCGAGCTGTGACGCCTGAATCATCGCCATATAGAGCGAGGGGATAGAGCACTTTGCGAGCTTCGGGGACCGACTAACGGCGGCGCACGCCACCTTGACAAGTCGCTCCGGCGTCATGTGCTTCGGGAGCACCGCCGCGAATGTGTCTTTCTTCTCCTGCAAAAACGCCGCGACGTTTTGCACATTGCTTTTTGCAACTGCTGATTTTTCGTTCATTTCTTTCCTCCGTATTTCTGATTGACTTGTTAAACGTCTTTGCCCCACTTGCGGTTAGGCACACAAAACCGCCGAGTCCCCTTAGTTTTGATTGTATATGTGTGTTCTTCTACGAGCTTGTTCCAGTCGCCATCCAAGAGGTTGTCGGAAAGCGCCAGCGCCACTTGTTCCCAATTCGTAACATCCTTGTTTCTATCCTTCGATTTCTTGAACGTGATTTTCCCCGCGTCCGAGTCGATGCCAGCCGAGCCGAGAATGGCGTAAATAAGATACCGCTTTGGATCAATCATTGCGTTATCTGCGCGCTTCTTATTAAGCCACCTTTCTTTGTATTCGGAAACCATAATCGCTTCCTCTTCCGTCGCCGGACGGATAGCCCCGGAGTCCTGCATCTTCATGATATCGGGCGGGAGCTTGTGAGCTACAACGTGGTCGTTCCAGAACTCGACCCCTGCCTGAACGATGTCATTTTCAAGCGCCCTGTCACGGGCGACGGGAAAAACGCGGAGGTCCATGTTGTCGAGGATGTACCGGGCGACTTGCGGCGCTGTGCTATTAGGTGCGCCCCTCTCCAGCATAAACTGGAGCAACCCGAACGCATCCTCATCCGCAAACAGCACCACAAGGTCAGAAGCGTCGGCATCGATCACCGCCATTTCCTGAGTAACCTGAATCCGTTCCGCGTCGGGGAATTCGTCGCTACCGCTCTCCCCGTATTCGTCGGCGATCCACGAGGAGTGTGTCTTGACTTGCACGTTGATCCGTGACCCGTTCTCCCTCACGCCGTCGGGAGTCGCGCTCAGTTCCGCGTGGTCGGGATGCACCGCGAAAAACGAATCTTGTATCGTCGCGCCAGTCTGGAGAGCGTAGGCGAGCATCACGGGCCGCTCAAGAATCAAGCCGCGCCGCATCTGCGGAGTCATCTCCACGGGGGGCGCTTCTCCCCACTTGTCGAGGCAGACCGATCGGCCATCGCCGTACCTCGAATAGCCGAGAGCTTTCGGTGTCTCGCTCGCCCCGAGGTGCTTCTTTCTGATTTCCAACCACTCCGGCGTACCCGGGACGATTCCTTTCACCTGTGCCTTGTTCATAACACTTGCTCCTTTCGTACCTTATGAATGGTCTTTCCAACCTGCCACGCTCCGGCGTAACGCTGGATATCTGCGAGATCGTAGAGATACGGCCTCCGCTTGATCGGCGTAAGTTGTTTGTTCTTCGTGAGTAAGAACACTTTCGACACGGAACATTCAAGGAGGGTCGCCACCTCCCGCATCGAGAGGATCCGCGCTGCGTCGATCTTACCGCTTGTGATGATTGTAGTTACGTTGCTTTCCATGTTGCGCCTTTCGGGATTATCAGAACTCGCAAGGGTATATTAAGCACATTCCGCAATATCCCGCAAGAAAGATTTTGCAAAAGGCAAAGTTTTTTTAGTGTGGTATATGATAGCAAAACGCCGTTTCGGGCACGTTTACGCCGTTTGCTAAATATAATTGCGGTATTGTTTATAAATTATTGTTTACAACCGAGAAGGAAAGGTCGATAATACTCCTATTGACAAAACGAAAACTAACCGCCCGCAAGGGAGAGCGCCGCGAGCGTGTCCGGTTAGCAAGCTGAACCAAGTCGCTCGGCGTGCAAGTCACCGCGTCCGCTGGTCAGAGGGTGCCGCAAACAACCCCTGAAAGTCGAAACGCTCAACGGAGCGTCGGCACGGTTTGGTAGCCGCGCCCTGACGATGACAACCGCAAACAAAAGGAGTAAAACAATGGCCTTCTGCACAGAAAAAATCATCCCCGCTATCGGCGACTATCTTCTTCCCGACACGGACCGCAAATATAAAATCGGCAACCTGCTAACGGCGGGCGACGAAGCGACGACGGACGGCGGCTTTCCGGGATGCACGTTTCGCTACGAGACCGCCGCTGGTCACCTTTGCGCGGTCAATATCAAAGTAACCGGCAAGCCCTACTTTATGAGCGGTTGCGCCAACAGAACGCGGAGTCGCTGCAAAATCGAATGGGTCGGCGACTGTGAACCTTCGACGTTTTCCGGCGGATGGATTTATCACAGCCACTAAAACAACAACAAAAGGAGCAAGACGATGAAAACAGCAAATATTGGTATCGGAGAAAAGGTATTCGTCCCCTACTACGAGTCGATATACTCCGACGAAATGCAGGCGGGAACGGTTGTTGGATTCGATACGGATAGCGAGGATTGGGAATTCGGCTCGAAAAATTTCCCCGTCGCCGTGGTGACGCTGACAGATGGAACGGTCGAGAATTTCCCTATCGAGTTTGTCCGGCGCGCATAATCAAAACCCGGGGGGACCGCAACCCCCTGAAGGAGCAAACCATGAGTGAAGACAAGACGCCTCAAGACAAAGTCCTCGACCTCGCCTACTGGGCAAGCGCAAACAGTGACGGGCGGATAGATGCTATCTGCGAGCTGGTTAAAGAGTGTCGATGTTGCCGTCAGGCGGCGGTTGATGCCGACGGCAGCGTCTGGATCTGCAATCCTCAAGTGGGTCACTATTTGTCCGACGCAGAAATCCTCGACTTCCTCGCGTGGGTCGAGAAGCAGAAGGGGGCGAAATGAAAACAGAATACGAAATCGGAGAGGCCGTCTGGTCTCACGGGGACGAATACATCATCACAACGGAGCCCTACGAATTGCATGGCGGGACGTTTCAGGACGGTGTGAATGAGACCGGCAGGACGGCCTGCCTTGCAACGCCCGGAGAGAAGGCGAAGCGGCTTGAGGAGAAAAAGCAGGTTCGGAAAGAGATGCAGGAAGGTTTCTCACGGTTGAACAAGATAACAAGAAAGGCGCTGCCATGAAAATCATCGGTGGCAAGTACAACCCGCACGACGAAATTCCTACCCACTGCCCGAAGTGCAAAACGAGGTTGACGGAAGACAAGGAAGAGAAGGCAACTCACGACTACCCCGGCTCAAAGGCGCGGCTGTACTGCGAAGCGTGCGAATGGGACGCGGAGAAGGACTTGTAAAAATCACGGGGGCGAAAGCCCCATAAAGGAGGAGACAATGCTAAGGGGAATAACCGAATTCTTTCTCTGGTGCAACAACAAAGAGACCTCTTATTCGGTCGGTCGAGCAATCCGAGAAATCGCGACCAACGAGGCCGAGGCTAATAGGATCTGGGATGACCCGACCGACGAGGAACGGGCCGCTATCGAAAAACGGGCGTGGGAGCTGAACGACGATTACTTGCTCGGCGAGGACCCGTTGCATTGGGGAGATACAGAGATCCACCGGCCAGAACAGGGAGCGAAATCGTGACATTCAACCTATCGAAAGACGCCGTCTTGATCCGGCTAACCGTCGGGTGCTGGAACGGAATCCGGGCAGCGCGGGAGGTGTCGGAAGAGATGGCGCGGCGGCACGGAGAGGGGACGGTTAAGGCGAGCGTGCAACTGCTCCGGGACGCGGACCGGAAGCCGCTGCAAAAGACTGCCGCCGCTATCCGCGCCTTCTTCTATTCGCGCTCCCTGCCGTTCGAGGACGGGGGATGGCGGATTATCCGCGTTGACCGGATGGAGGCCGTGGAGGGCGATCTCCGGGCGATGATACGCGGATATGAGCATCAAGCCGACGTGTGGGGCAACCTGTACCGAGAGACAAGAACGTCGTGCCGGGAAAAACTCGGGGACCTCTTCGACTTCGTCCGCTTCCCCGAAAAGGATGAACTGCGTTCCCTTTACCACGCATCGTTCCAGATCCGGCCTATCGTTTCGCCGGAGGATGTTGATCTCTCGGTGGTGTCAGAATTTGAAGTAGAGATCATACGGAGCGGCCTCCGGGCGCAACAGGAGCACCAACTCCAGACCGCGCAAGCCGACATTATCGCCCGGCTCCGTGCGGCGGTTGAAAATATGGCGACGCGCCTCGGGAAAGACGGCGGGCTGTTCCGGGATAGCCTGATCTCGAATATCAAGACGCTCTGCGCTACGCTCCCCGACTTGAACCTCACGCGGGATGCAGAGATGGACGCGGTTATTCGGTCGGTGCAATTCGGGCTGTGTTCTTACGGGCCGGAGAGCCTTCGTGTTGACAAACAAAAGAGAGCGGAAGCCTTAGAGTTGGCCTTGTGTGCTCTCGAAATGTTGGATGAACTCAAAAACGGAAAGGAAAATCATGGTAGCGAAAACAAGGGCTGAGATGAGGGTGCAGAGGATGGAGGAGCGGACGGCGAAGGCCAAGGAGATCACCACAAAACTCAGGCAGGCCGAGACCGCTTTACAGTTGATCGGAGAACAAGCCGGGCAGGCGGGCGCGGCTATGAATCTCCTGAAGATGATTCTTGAGGAAGGAGTTGAGGTAGCACGCGAGGAAGCTGCCCTCCTCGCAACCGAAATAATGGTTGCCGCCGCCGCGCTGAAGGAGGACCAGCGGCGGAGGAAGAAGGAAGCGATTCCGGAAGAGAAGGTTCCGACGGAAACGGAGACGGGGGAAATGGGCGAAGGGGTTCACGGCAGCACGACGGAAGGG